AGTTTGTTCTAATTGAATAAGAACAAACTAGAATAGAAATAGGAGTACCTTATTACATTAAATTTTTAGAATATAAAGGAATTAATATACTTGAAGCCTTAAATCATTTTCATTATGAAATTCCTGATGCTGATTTTAATACTTTATTAAACGCAAGTATTGTTAATGTTTTTAGAAAATTAGAAAAAAAAGAAGTAACTTTTACATCATTTTAATATGATATATTTTATAACTAATAATGTAGAAAATTATAAAAAATCTTTTAATAATGTTTTTACTGATATAATTATATTACCTGAAAAACAAGGTAAACAATTATATTATCAAATATTAGGAAAAATTAAAGTACAAGCTTTAGATTTAGAAGCTACTGGTTTAGATGCTTATATTGCTCAACCATTATTATATGGTTTAGGTAATAAACAACATCAATTCATGTTTGATTGGACAATAAATATTACTGATATTATTGAACATATTTCTAAACATAAAATTATTACATTAGGTCATAATATTAAATATGATATTAAACTTATAAAAACTAATACAAATATTCTTTTAACTAGACTTTATGATACTATGGTATGTGACCAACGTCTTTGGATGAAATCTGGATATGGATGGTCTTATGAAGAACTTGTGAGAAGATATTGTAATACTGTAGTAGTTAAAAGTATTAGAAATGAATTTATTGATGTTAATATTGAGACATTTAAAATTAATCCTTCACATTTATATTATCTTAAAGGGGATTTAGTTAATTTATTTGATATTAGAAAAAAACAAAGAGCTTTTATTAAAAAATTCAAAATGGAATTATTAATATATGGAATAGAGTTTCCTCTTATTAGTATAATTGCAACTGCTGAACTTGAAGGTTTTGTTTTAAATAAAGAAAAATGGTTAAATAGATTACAAAAAGAGAAAGATAGAAAACTTGAGATTGAATGTAAACTTGATGATATTGTAAGAGAGTTACGTGATTTTAAATCACATCATAAACTATTTAAAGATATCGATCCTAAAGTTATATTAGGAGGAAGTAAATATAATAATTCAAGAAAACATAATCCTGATTATGATATTTTTAATGCTGATGGTACTACAACAGAAATAAATTTATTTGGGGAAATAGCTTCTCATAAAGATATTACTGGTGTTAAAAAAAAAGTGAATTTTATTCCTAATAATATTAATTATAATTCTTCTAAAGATGTTATATTTATATTTGCGGGATTAGAAGAACCTTTGATAGTATCTGGTACAGAAAATTTTGAAGTACCTAAATTAAATACAAAATTACAGATTATTGGAGGAGTTAATAGATATACTCTTAATGGCGATTTATTGGAAAAATATCTACTACTAAAACCTGATTCTATAATGAAAGAATTTATAGAATTAAAGATTGAACACGCACAACTAATTACAGCTATTGGGACTTTTGGAGAAAGTTTTATCAATAAATTAAATAAAGTTACTGGAAAAATACATACTACTTTTAGACAAGCGTTTGCTGCTACAGGTAGATTACAATCTGGTGGTGGAAAGAGAGAACCTGATAAAGTAAATTTCCAAAATATACCTTCAAATCCTGAATATAGACAAGCATTTACAGTTGATGAAAATTATAGTGTTACCACAGCAGATTATAGTGGTGCAGAATTAATTGTAATGGCTTCTCATGCTCAAGATTTTAGACTTATTGAATTATCTAATAGTGATATGCATAGTCATATGGCAACCAAATGTTGGAGAAATATATATAATTATAGAGTAGGACAACTTTTTAAATTATTTTCTAAAAGTCCTACTTATAAAACTCCTACTTTACTTACTGAATATGATAAAAACAGAGCACTTTCTAAAGAATTTACAGTTACAAAAGCTAATAAAGATTTACGTACTCAATTTAAACCTATGACTTTTGGTTGTATATATGGTATGTATCCTAAAAAAGCAGGAACAAGTTTAAATGTAATTAAAGAAGAAGGTAAAGTTGTTATTGATACCATTAAAGGAGAAATTCCTTTAACTTTTGAAATGGTTGAAAGAGCATCTGCTGAAGCTAAAGCTAAAGGATTTGTTATTCTTAATGATAGAACTAATGCAAGAGCTTGGTTTCCTACACTAATTCAATTATTACAAGGTAAAATTAAAGAAGATGATAATTTTATTAAAATTTCTGGAGAACAATCAGAAGCAAGAAATATTAGAATACAAGGAACACAAGCTGATTTTGTAAAAGAAGCTACCATTATATTAGTTAAGCATTTTATAAAATTAAAATTAGATATTACTATATTATCTTGGGTACATGATGAAATTGTATTTAAAGTTCCTAGATATTTAGATGGAAGAAGTGATGAATATAATGATTATATTAATAAACAAAAACTAACACTAACATCTTCACTTACAGGCAAACAATACAACAATACACAAGATTTAATTAAAGACATTATGATTAATGTTGCTAATAGATATTTAAAAAATGTAACAATAGATGTTGAAATTGAAACTCATGACTATTGGACTAAATAAAATTAAAATGGAAAATGAAAATAAAGAAAAACCTATATTTAATATATTAGGAAATAAAAGTACTTCTGAATCTCCTGTTAAAGTTGCCTTTAGAAAGAACGTTGGTAAAGAATCTTTTAATTATATTAAACATAAAATATTACATAATGTTATTGTACTATTAGTACCTGATGAAGAAGAAGATTATTCTAAAATTAATACTCTTTTTGACTTAATTAATTTGGATTTAAGAAAGCCTAATTTAATTGCTGGATTTGAACCACCATTATATAAAGATTTTGTAGATACTTTTAATAAATCAATAAAAACTTTTGTTAAAGTAGATGATTTAGTAACTGTTAAAGCAAAATATGAAGATAATCGTGGTCATATTCCTAGACAAGTAAAAGATTTATATTTAAAGACTTTAAATAACATGACAGTAATTATTGCAATATTAAATGATAATGATTATTGTTTAACGAATAGATTAGAAATCTATAAACCAAAATAATATGGAAAGAACAATTCTTGCTATGCAAAAGTCTTTAATTCCTGCTATAGCAAGATTAGGAGAAGATATAGCAAACAAAGCTAATTCTATTCCTACTATGATTAAATGTATTCCTAATTATGAACAATATGTAATAACTTAAAAAATGCAAATTGATGAAAAAAAGTTAGCTAGGCAAGAACTAGGAGTTGAAAAATGGTTAAATAATAATAGACAAGGTATATTTGATTGGCATACTGGAGTAGGTAAGACATTTGGTGCAGAATTATGTATTAAAGCTAATGAGAAAATTGAAAGAGATACATATGTAATTACTGTAGCATCTGCTACTTTAGAATTACAATGGAAATCTAAACTAAATCATTTACCTAAACATTTATTAGATCGTATTGTTATAAAATCTGCTCAAACTTTATTATCTGAAGATATTGTTTATGAAGTAGGAACTTTAATTATTGATGAGCTTCATGAATTTACTACTGAAGAAAGACTTAAACTTATTGATAGTACATTAATTAAATGTAAAAGATTTTTAGGTTTAACTGCATCAGGTGATGATAAAAACTTTAGAAAAATTACTAAATTTTACTCAATAATTGATGTTATTACAGCAGAAGAAGCTAAAGCTGAAGGCTATGTAGCAGAATTTATTGAGTATAATTTAGCAGTTTCTTTAACAGATAATGAAAAAATTACTTATGATAAACTAACTGAAACTATTAGTAAAAATATGCCTAAATTTGATAATACTTTATCAATGGCACAAAAGATATTAGTTGGTGGAAAACATGATAATGGTACTTATTATTCTGGTGCTGGTTGGGCTTTAGGTTGGGCTATTAAAAAAGGATGGCATAGAGAGTTAAATCTTTCTTTTGAATCACATAAACAAATTGATGATCTTTGGAATCCTGGAGTTATTATAGGATATGCTAGAGCATTAATGAATGCAATTAGAGGAAGAAAAGACTTTCTTTGTAATGTAAATGCTAAATATACTACAACATTAGAATTAGTTACTAAATTTAATAAAGTAAAAACTATTATATTTTCAGAAAGTACTGATTTTGCTGATAAGATTGGAATTATACTTAATGAAAATAAAAATCCTACTGTTGTATATCATAGTAATCTAAAAACAAGAATAGTAACATCTGAAAAATCAGGTAAATTAATTAAACAAGGTAAAACAAGATTAAAAAATGAAGCACTTGCATCCATTAAGTCGGGAAAGTCCCGAATATTAGCTACTGCTAAATCTCTTGATAGGGGTTTAGATATTGAAGATTTGAGATTTTCCATTACTGCATCTGGAAGTCAAAACCCTACACAATATAAACAAAGAAATGGAAGAACCGGTAGAAAAGAAAAAGGTATATATGCTGATGTTCCTGTACTTCTTGTTAATATTTATGTAAAAGATAGTCAAGATGAAAAATGGTTAGCAAATCGTCAAAGTAATAATAAACATGAACCTATTGTTGTAAGTTCTGTAGAAGATATTTCATATACTCCTGCACCTAATAAAGAATTTACAATTAATAATATCTAATAAATATGCTTTTAGAAGATAGTTATGTAGAGTTCTTGATTGAACATGACCTTACTCAAGGTCAATACCTTTTATTACACCTTATTCATAAAAAACGAAGTGATTTAATTAAAAAGTATAAAGAAAAATTTCCATCTGATGATGGAACAATGATTGGTATGTATTTTATTAAAGATTTAGTAGTTAAAGGTTTTCTTATTGAAGATAAAATTAATGGTTTTGTTCTTACTAAAAAATTCCTAGAAATCTTTATTAATAAACATACTGCTTGTGATGAAATTTATGATATTTATCCAACTTATACAAATCTAAATGGAGTTAATATTCCTTTAACTTCTATGGATAGAAATGTTTTTGCTAATTTATATGATAAAGCTATTCAAAGTTCTATATTAGAACATCTTGAAATAGTAGAAGATATTAAATTTGGTATAGAACAAAATCTATTAAATTTAGGTTTAGATAAATTTGTTAAAAGTCAATATTGGTTAGCAATTAGAAAAAAACGATTAGAACAAGATGGTAATAAAGTAACTAAAACTCAAAGAGATAATGAGTTCTAATAAAAAAGATAAAGATTATGTACCTATATTAAAAACTATTAAAGATGTTAATACTGAAGCTAAAGAAATTGTTAATCAAGAAAGAAGTAGAAAACAATTAGGATTAATAACAAGATTTAGTAAACTTAATATTGCAGTAGGTAAATTTTTTAGATTTGGTAAAGTTATTCTTATATCTGGATTATCTGGTCATGGGAAATCTGCTATTCTTAATATGATTTTATCTGATTTTACTAATAAACGACTTAATCATGATTTTAAAGAAGATGTTGTTATAGTACATAATTCTTTTGAAATGCTTCCTGTTGATGAAGTATTGAGAAGTATTAGTACTAAAGTACAAAAATCTAGTCTTAATTTATTAAGTGCTGAATTTAATTCTGAACAAGGTAAATATAATCAAATATCAGATTTAGAATTTCAAGCTATTAGTGATGCTTTAGATGAAAATGAAGATATTGATCATTATTATTTTGATGAGCCTACTAATATGGCTGGTATATTTGATAATATTACTCTATCTTATGAATATTATAAGAAAAAATATAATAAAACTGATACTGACCCTAAACCTAAATTTGTTATTGCAATAGATCATACACTATTAGTTAATGCTGGTAAAGGTGAAAGTGTTATTGATGTTATGACAATAATTGCTAAAAATGCTATATATCTTAAAAAACGAGGATATATGGTTATATTAGTTGGACAATTTAATGGAGAAATTGAAAAAGCTGAAAGAATTAAAAATGCTACATTACATTTTCCTATTAAGTCTGATATATATGCACAAGGTCAATTATACAATGCTTGTGATATTGTATTAACAATACATCAACCCGAATTATTAGGAATCCTCGAATACGGGTTAAATAAGCTCATTACCAGCGGTTTAGTACACCTACAAATACTAAAACAACGTTTTGGTAAAGTAGGCTCTATATGGCTCAAAAACGAGTTTCATAGAGGACAATTAACACAATTTGAACCTGAAAGTAAGTTAGTAAAAAAGTAACATATATATATAGGTATAAATTGTAAATTTTAATCTAAAAGTTTGTGTATATCAAAATATTGTTTTACTTTTGCTCTATCATTAAGATAGATACAAGGCAATCAATTTATATTGATGTATCAAATAATAAATACTTTTAATTCTTATGCAAGAAGAACTTAAAGAAGATACTATTGATAAAGTATCAGAAGAAAATGTAGAACAAGATAATAATGAAACTAGTGAGAATGTTTCAGTAATATCAGAAGAATTAGAAACTCAAGGAGTAGTAGAAAAAAGTAACCAATTACAATCTTTTATACCTACTACTCCTGTTCTACAAACTCCTAATAGCGGTTTTGAACAAGTTATTCAAGCTGCTAGAGCATTAGAATCTATTACTTACTTAGCAAAACATATTAAAACTAGTAAACTATCTCCTTTAAAAACAGAGGCTGATATTACTTTAGCAATACTTACTGGGCAACAATTTGGTTTTCATTTTATGACTAGTATATCTTGTATATTTCCTATTAACAATAAACCTACAATGTCAATACATTTACAAAGAGGTTTACTTCTTAATAAAGGTGTAATATCTAATAAAATCTATAATTACGAACCTATATATGAATGGGGTAAAGTTGGAGAAGATGGTGCATGGATAACTAAAGAAATATCAGTTGACGGGCAAATTAAAAAAGTTCCTACTATTGCAGGATTAGGTACAGAAGATACTCCTCCTAAAGTTATTAATGGTAGTGTAGCAAAATTAAAAGTTGTTGATAGAATAACTAAATATGAATTTATTAGAAAATTCAGACAAGAGGATGGTACATACAAAGAAATGAAAGTTACCTCTGAATTTAAAATGTCTGATGCAGTTCAAGCTGGACTTGCTGATAAAGATAATTGGATTAAATATCCTCATTCTATGTGTGATGCAAGAGCATATGGAATTGGTAGTAAAGAAATTGCAGCAGATATACTTTTTGGTATATATAGTGTATCTGAATTAGCTGATGAAGCTAATATTAAATATACAATTACAGATTCATTAGAAGAATCTATTATTAAAAATTAATTTAAATCATTTATTAATCTTAAACATTAAAATATTATGTTAGTATTTAAAAATCTTACAGGTAAAAAAGAATCAAAAGGTGCTTATGAAGAAGTTGTTATATTAGGACCAACTCCGGGAGAAATTAAATTTACTCCATTTATTCAAGAAAAGTTAGGAGTTAAAAGTGGAGATTCTGGACTTGTAGTTGAAGGAGAAGATGCAAATGGAAAATTAGTAATTTATATTGCTAAAGGTAAAACTGCTCAAGTTAAAAGAGATGAGAACGGTCAAGCTGTAAAAGGAGAAAGAGGTAGAGATATTATTCTTGTTCCTGGATTTGGTGGTGTTTTACGTGAAGCTGCAGCAGGTTCTTCTAATTTAAGATTAACTGCTGCTATTGGATGGAAAGCGGCTGGTGGTAGTGAAAAGCACAATAGATTTTTTACATTAGGTGAAGGAGTTGATGCTGCTGTACCTACTGGTGAAACTAATGAGGATGGTACAGATGAGTTATTTGAAACTACTTTTTATCCTCTAGTATGGAAAAAAGATGTAGCTAAAATGATTAGAAATGAAGAAGGTACTGAAGAAGATGACGAAGATGAAGATGATGCTCCTCAAGCTTCTGATATTGCTGTAGCTACTGACGTAGAGCCATCAACAGAGGCTGAAACTACAAATGAAGTAGATTTTGATGAAGAAGAAGTATAATATTTATTAGTCTTATAATATAAGAGGTATAGTTAATTCTATACCTCTTTTTTTACCTTGCATATTAATTAAATTTATTATTTAAACCTTAAAAATCTTAACGATTATGTTAGAAGAAGTTAAAGATGTTCCTAGTGGACAACCTAAAAGACAATTAGGAATTAGTAAAGACTTAGAAGCTAAAGCAGGTATTCCTATTCCTGCACCTAGAAAACTTGATGCTCGTCATTCTATGTTTCCTAACGGTTATGAATTTCCTATTTGTAAACTTGTTAAAGTACATTTTGATCCTGCAAAGGAAATTAAACGTAATGATACTGTTACACCAACTCCTGTAGTAATTTTTGTATTTATTACTAAAGATGGAAAACAATTTACTCATTTAGAATTTCCAGTAGAAGATGATGATGAAAATTTTGATAAAAAACATGAGCAAATTCAACAACGGATTAAACATATCTTTGATGAAACAGTTGGTGCAAGTAAATTTATAGAAGGTTCTATGAATGGAGGTACTTATGCTGAATTCTTTTCAAATGTTGCAAAATCTTTTAATACTGACCAAACAGCAGTTGCTGTAAAAGAGAGTGATACTCCTAAAAGTATTCCTACTTATTCTAAAACTGAAGTGTATTGGAAAATTACTTATTATCAAACAAGACTTCAAGTTCCTTTATATCCTAATTTTATTCAAAAAGCTTTTAATGGTAAAGGAGAACAAATTCCTTGTGAATTACAAATTAATCCACAATATGATAAATTAGTTGCACAAGAAAAAGCTAAACCTGCTGCACCATATGCAGGAGGAACAAATGCAGAATATGGTGGAGGAGCGGCTGGAGGATATGATGATTATCCAGATATTCCTTAATAATATTTAATTTTAATTTAAATTAAAGAGGTACTTAATAAGTACCTCTTTTTTTATATATATTGAAAAATCTAAACATTTTACCAGAGTTAACAAAGAAGTATATTCTAGAAAGAATTACACAAGAGGAAATAATGGAATTATATACAGGTATAACTGTAGATAAATATTCATTAGAAGGCAGTTCCTTTACTTCACTATTTAGAGATGATAAAAATCCTACTTGTAATTATTGGTATAAAGAAGATAAATTTGGGGAAGTTAGACTTAAACTTAAAGATTGGAATGGTTCATTTGATGGAGATGTATTTGATGTAGCATCTAGAGTTACTAAAATTAGTAGTAAAACTGGACAAGGTTTTAAACTTCTATTACATAAAATTGCTTATGATTTCAAAATACATAAATATAGTAATCTATCTAAAGATGCTTTATTTGAAAGAAAGAAATTAAATATATTTATAGAATCTTATATTAAAAGAGCTGAATTAAAAGTGTTTAAAGTAATACCAAGAAGTTGGGATAATTATGATAAAAAATACTGGAATGACAGATATGGAATTAATGGTGAGATTTTAAAAATAGGTAAAGTAATTCCTGTTTATGAATTAGAAGTTGAAGGTAAAGATGGGTATTTACATAAGATATATAAATATAATTCAAGAGATCCTGCTTATGCTTATTATGGTGGAAATATTGATGGTATTGTTTTATGGAAGATATATTTGCCTTTAAGAAAACGTGGTAGTAACAAATTCTTTTCTAATTATCCTTTTATACAAGGACTTCATATGTTTCAACCTGCTAGAGTAGGTATTATAACTAAATCATATAAAGATGTATTATGTTATAAAACTTTTGGTATTCAAGCTGTAGCAGTTCCTTCAGAAACTTATCTTATGAATACTGATGAATTTATTAATATTAAATCTAAATGTGATATAATATTAACTAATTTCGATTATGATGCAACTGGCGTAGTATTAGCAAATAAATACAAAAGAGTATATAATTGTCAACCACTAATGTTCACTAAAGGCAAATATAATCAACCAGACTTTGGTGCTAAAGATTTTACTGATTTTAGAGATACTTATGGTCGTGAAAAAACTAAAAATCTTATAGAAAATCTTATAGACCAATATTATGAAGAATTACAAGCAATTAATAAATATAATTATAACTCTCTACAATGGATACAATAAAAGAAAAAAATCGTTTACTTGAAGTAAAGTTATTTGAAAAAGGAAGTGTTGTAGTTAAACAACAAAAAAGTGAATTACAAACTCTTAAGTATCTTGTTTTACCTTGTACTGCTCAAGAATTAAAAGAAATTGTAGCTAGTAAAGAACTTCAACCATTCATATATGAACAACTAGTTAATCAATCATTTATAACAAAAAATTCAGATGTTAAAGAAGTTACTTATTGTGGTAACTTTAATAATTTTAAACAATATTATGATTTAGTATATCAATTTCCTCATAGACGAATTGATATAAAAGAAGGTAAAGAGCCTCAATTTAGATTATATACTAGAAGTTTACAATATCAACGAGATAATATGTGGTTAGTAAACTTATGTAATTCGGCAATAAAAAGTTGGCAATCTGTTATTGAAAAAGCTGGTAGTAATACTGGACTTATATTAAAAATAATAATTAAAAATAATTAAATATGTTACAAATTACTACCTATACAGGAAATGTTGTACAATTAAGACGTGATGTATTAGGTATTAATGAAGATACATCATTTAATTATGGAGAATTTGGTACTATTGAAAGTATCGAAACTAATATACAACAAGATAAAGGAATTAAAGTACGATTTTATAATGGAAAAGTACTTATTAATAAACAAGCAATTAATTACCATAGTTGGTTAAAAAGATACTTTAAACTTAAAATTTAATTTATGATAACTTTATATAAAAAAGATAGTAAAGGAACTATTTTACAATGGGAAGCCAAAACTATTCAAAATACATCAGGAATAAGTATTCTTATTTCTTATGGAGAATTAGGAGGGAAATTAATTGAAAATAGGAGAGATAACATTCAAGGAAAAAATATAAATAAAGTTAATGAAACTTCTCCTTTATCTCAAGCTGAAAATGATATACAATCTCTTTATAATAAAAAACGTAGAGAAGGTTATAAATCATTAGATGATTTAAACTTTAATGATACTAGTGCTGCTTTTACTGCTGATAAAAATATACATTTATTTTTAAAAGAAAATTTAAGATTTAATACAACTGATTTAGATGGAAATCTTAAACCAATGAAAGCACAGCAGTATTTTAGAAGCTCTAAAACTGCTAAGAAACCTACATGGGTTGATCCTACTGGTAAAGTATGGGATGATAGAAAGTATTATTACTTGATGAGTCCATTTGCTAAGAAAGAATCTAATGCTATTATTATAAAATTTCCTTGTCTTATTCAACCTAAGATTAATGGAGTAAGATGTACTATCAGTATTAATAATTTAGGTAAAGTACAATTATTAAGTAAAGAAGGTTTAGAATATAGTATTCCTCATATTGAACAAGAGTTTGAAAACTATAAAGAAATTTTTACTACAACTATAGGAGAAGAATTAATAGATATAGTATTTGATGGTGAGTTATATATTCATAACGAGTTGTTACAAACTATATCATCTGCTGTTAAGAAGCCAAATCTTAATACTCCTAGACTTAAATTTGTATGTTTTGATTTAGCTATACCTAATGTTAAAAACATTGATAGAATTAAAATAATGAAATCTTTATTAGTACATACTATTGAAAGATTAGATAGTTCTATCGAATATGTTAAGACTTTAAGAATAGTCGATGATTATAATGTACAATTACAAACAGATACTTATATCAAAGATGGATATGAGGGGACTATATTAAGAGATTCTGAAGCTATATATACTTTTGGTAAAAGACCTATGACTATGGTTAAACTTAAACGTTGTATGGATGATGAATTTAAAATTATTGATGTTAAGCCTCAAACTGTAAATCCTAGCTTAGCTTTATTTGTATGTATTACTAAAGATGGTAAAGAATTTGAAGTTAATCCTACTGGTAATGAAGAATTTAAAAGTTCTATACTTTATCAGAAACATAATTATATAGGTAAATTACTTACTTGTACTTTTTATGAATATACAGAAGATGGTAAACCATTACATGTTATTAATAATACTGTAAGAGATTATGAATAATTTAGATTTTAAAATAGTTAAAGTAAAAGGACAACTTATTACAAGTTATAAAACTAAAATAGGTAAAACTACTTATATTAATTATAATAAAACTTATACTCTTGATTTTAATCTTATTAAAATAGATAATAAATTGAAAACACGTTTTCAATATTTTGTAAGAATACCTGAACATGATTTATATTTATATTCTAAAACTTTAGAAGATATTATAAAATTAAAATTTAAAAGTACTATTGTTGTAAAATGTTTAGAACCAAAAGTAAAATATATTATTGAACTTTTTGATACTAACAACATTTCTTATTTTAATGCAACTATTGGAGAACCCTCTATAATTTTTACTTATGATTGAAAACTTAATAGAAATAATATTTGTTAAAAGGATACCTTTTAAATTTGAATATATAAGAATTAATCCAAATAGAGATGTATATTATAAAAATTATGATGTACTTACTCCGTATGAATTAAAACTTAATAATTTAAAAGGAATTCCTTTTAACAAATCTTGTAGTATTCTTATTGTAAAAAATAATAAATACTATTGGTGTCCTATGTTTGAAGAAATCTTTAAATTTTCTAAAGGAAAACTTGGTAGAAAAAGATTAATTAGAGATAGTAAAATATATAGAGCAGCGACTACTAATACCTTATATGTAGTAATTAAAGATATTAATACTTTATTTAAAACAAGTGATGTTAAACCTATAAAAATTATAGAATGATTATACAATATGGTATAGGAGAAAATTATCTTAAAGATTGGGGTATTCAAGAAGCGTTACGTGAAGTATATCAAAATTTTATGGATTATGGTAAATTTACCCAACAACATAAAGTAACTGATTTAATTGATACTTATACAAATGAATCTCTTACTGAAGTAATTTTATCTAATAATTATTTACCTGAAAATTTAGAATTTCTTAAAATAGGAGAATCTGAAAAAGGGAATAATAAAGAAGCTATTGGTCAACATGGAGAAGGTCTTAAAATGGCTTTTCTTATATTTCTTAGAGAAAATTATAAAATTCAAATTAATACACATAAACATAATATTGAGGCTTTATGGAATGAACAACCTTTTATAGGTAAAAGTTTAGCAATTAGTGTTGATAATATTGTTAATGATGTAAATAACTCTTTTACTATAAGATTTTTTATATCTAAATCTCAATTTGATACTTTTAATAATAACCTTATTAAACAAAAAGATATATTATTTCATTCTGATTATTATGGAGATATTGTTAATAAATCTATTGGTAATTTCTATGTAGGTAAACTTTTTGTTTGTAATATTAAAAACTTTAAAAAATCTTATAATCTTAATCCTAGTATTATTAAGTTAGATAGAGATAGAAAAATTCCTGGTGCTTGGGAATCATCATATTTTACATCTAAGCTTAATGAAGCTGAAGGTAAATTTAACTTTGTTGATCAGAACTATGATGATATGAAATATGTATCAACTGTACCACATGAAAAACTTAAAAGTATTAAACCTAAGATTATAGGAAACAATATTGAATTTATTGCTACTGAAAACGGACAAGAGATTGTTGTAAAGAATGAACATATTAAAGTACACCTTAAATCACAGTCTTATTTTAAAATTGCTGTTGATAAAATCAAACAATTTCTTATATCTAAATTAGGAGTAAATGATTTACTTATTGAGTTTAGACAAAAGTATTGTAATTCTGATGATGCTCGTGAAGCATTTGATGTTATATTAGATAGATTAGGTATAAAGTTAAATAGTATTTCAGATAACAAAGATATATTACCATTCTAGTCGATAAAGCACATAAAACTCCCACAATCTATCTTTTATAGGCAAAGGTATCTACCTACAAAAATCAATTTTTAACTTGGCAAATCGCCTTAAAATACGTCAAATTATGCAAGAAAATTCTAATGATAATAATACAGATTGGGCAAAACAAACTCCACCTGAATTTAAAGAAGAACCACAACAAGAGCCTCAAAGTACTTGGAATCCTAATGATACAGATGAAGAACAAATTACTGGTCTACAAAAATTCCTTAATATATCTTTAATAGCTCATGAAGATGTTGCTAAAGAATTTGCATGGCAAGTTAAAGAAGGTAATATTGACCCAATACAAGCATTTATTGCTTTAAAACGTGTAGGTAAAATCAATGAATTATGTTTAGATTCTCAAAAAGGAGATAAGGAACTTAAAGAATTAATTTTAGGTGCTGTTAGAAAATCTTTAGATGGTGGTAAAACATTACAAATTTATGGAGCAGACTTAAGAATACAAAATACTGGTATTACTTATGATTTTACAGAATGTGGTGATAGTTATTTAATGGCTTTATATGCTATACAAGATGAAGTTAAAGAAGCTATTAAAAATCGTGAAGATACTATTAAAGTTGAATTACCTGCTGAAGATAATAAAACATTAGGTATTAGAACTAAGAAAGTAATTCATGATAAAATGCCTACTTTAGTTTGGAATGAAGATGAGATAATTGAGAATATTAATCCTCCTATTAAAAGAAGTGGAGAAAGTGTAATATGTACATTTAAAAAAAAATAATATGACAAGTATAGAACAAGTTAAAGAATTTCATGAAGTGTTTGGGCATCCTGTTAGTAATGTTCCTTATTGTTTGCCTTTAGAAAGAACTATCGCTCGTACTGGTTATATGTTAGAAGAACTTAATGAATATTCTGTAGCAGCTTCTAGTAAAGATATAGTAGAAATTGCTGATGCATTAATAGACTTACAATATTTCCTTGATGGTACATTAATTGAACACGGATTATGGGTAATTAAAGATGAGTTATTTGCAGAAGTTCATAGAAGTAATATGACTAAAGTTTGTAAAGACGAAAATCATGCTGCTGAGACTATAGAAGCTTATCAAAGTGATGATATTACTTGTTATGTAAAAAAAGTTAATCAATATTGGGTAGTTTATCGTAAAGATAATAATAAAGTATTGAAAGCTATCGGTTGGGAAGAGCCTGATTTAAAAAGCATAATTGATAAATATCTAAATAATGATTAGTGCAAAAGTTGTTGCAGATAGTATAAATAAATTTGGTAATAGACTTACTACATTAGAAGTTATTATGCCTAGATATATACTTGCTGAATTTAATACACATAGAATGTTTAGTCGTAATAGTGCTAGTAGTAGAGCTATTAGATTTGAAACAATGGTTAAAAGTATTCAAGAAAATCCATTTATACCTTATGCTTGGCAAAAAGATCATAGTGGTATGCAAGGTAGTGAGTATTTTACTATAGAAGAAGAACGTGAAAATAGTTTAGTAGGAAATTGGTTAATGGCTAGTACTAAAGCTATAACAGCTGCTAAAGGTTTAAATAGTGATGGAGTAACTAAACAATTATGTAATAGATTACTTGAACCATTTATGTATCATAAAGTACTTGTTACTGCAACTGAATGGGAAAACTTCTTTGAATTAAGGTGTCCTCAATATAATACCCCTAATGGACTATTTAAAACTAGAAATAAAGCTATTAATAATTTACAATTACCTAATAGTAATAAATTTCAATGTCCTACTTATAATGATGTACTTGGATGGTTACAAATTAATCAAGGTCAAGCTGATATCCATATGATGTTTACTGCTGAATCTATATATGATGCAATTAATGAATCAACTCCTAAATTATTGAAAGAGGAAGAATGGCATTTACCTTATGGTGATGTTATTGATAAAGATTATTTAAAACAAGAGTTTTTAAGCCATAATAAAGATTCATTAGTAACAGAAGATGTAATTAATGAAGCAATTAGAAAAATATCTATTGTCAGATGTGCTAGAGTATCATACCACATAGCAGGTAAAGAACAAGCAATTGATTATAAAGCTGATTTAGAATTATATGATAGATTAGTTAATAGTAAACATGCAAGTCCTTTTGAACATATAGCAAGAAATATGACACAAGAAGAAAGAAATTATCATATAAAACAAGAAGGAGATAATATTGAATATGGTTGGTCTAGAAATTTTAAAGGGTATTTACAATATAGAGAACTAATAAATTTATAATGAAAAATAAAACGTTTATATGTAAAAGAACTAAAGTAAAATTTATTGTTTATGAAGATAGTACTATTACAAAATTAGACGGAACTTTAATAAATAAATCTAAAGATAAAGATGGTTATAATTACATAGGATTAAAAGGTAATAAAAGTAGAAGAAATTTACGTGTTTGTAGATTAGTAGCTTCTGCTTTTATTCCTAATCCTGAAAATAAACCACAAGTAAATCATAAAGATGGTATTAAAGATAATGATATTAAATCTAATTTAGAATGGAATACTCATTCAGAAAATATGAAACACGCTGTTATAACAGGATTACATACAAATTCTAGTTTAAAAGGAGAAAATCATAATACATCAGTAATAAGTTTTGAAAAAGTAAAACAATTAAGACAAGATTATAATAATAATAAAGGTAGTATGAGAAAATTAGCTAAGGAATATAATATTTCTGTAGGATTAGTATCTGACATTATAAATAATAAATGTAGAACTGAATGTTAGTTTATACAACAACGTGCATTAATGGATAATTGATAATGGAAGATGATAAAAGTAATCCAAAATATGGAGAAGTAACATTAGAAAGAATTAAAGAAGTCTGTAATGAAATTTTTAATAATACTGAAATGAATAGATTTGATAATCGGTACAAAGGATTAAAAGAAGCAGAAAGGTAGATTATTAAATAACAAATACCTGTTAGTCATAAAGATTAACAGGTATTAACTAAACAACAAGCTATGGCAAAAATCACAATTAAAAAACAGAAAGAATTAGAACATCAGTTCATGATACGTATGCAGGAATTTGGATATAAACCCGATAGTGCAAAATACAGAGAAGCTCAAAGCCATTATTTTGTTGGTATTATGTTAGCTACTGAAACTGTACCTGGTTGGGCAATATGTATACAAGTTGGTAGAAGTATATATGAAACTAGAAATGACCTAAACCTAAGAAAAAATGAGTGAAGAAGTTGAAGTAAATATATGTTGTTTTTGTCACCATGCTAAGCCTGTAATTAGAACTTATTTATATCCTAGTACTTATAGAAAACCATCTAAAGACTATGCTAAACTCTTTAATAAAGGAAATTATTTTGCAATTTTATATACTTGCAATGATTGCGGTAAACCTGTAGAAGTTAAACATACTGTTGATATAGGTATTAAACTAGAAATGAAAATTAAATTCAGAGGAATTGATAGTTTTAATAGGCCTGTATATAAGCATATAAATTCTACTGCACATTTTGATAGTACTAATACTTTAAGAACTTATAGTAGAAATCCAGGAATATATGAAATCATGGAAATTGATAGATATTTTAGAAATAATATACATGAACTAGAATACTTTGGTACTAGTTTTAACTGTGAACCTCATGGTGGAGAAAATAATAAATACGAACTAATAATAATAGACTAAATGAATATACAACAAGATACTAAAAATACTGATATTCATATATACTCAATAGACCTTGTTGTAATGTATTCAATGTATGGTCAATTAGTACAATTATCAGATGGTACAGGAGAATGTACTACACCCACTATTAGTATAGTAGATAGAGATTTTGATGATAAAGAAATGTCAGTTACTATTCAATTAACTAAATTAGAAGAACTGAATTTAATAATTAAAGATTTTAAAGATAAGTTAAATAAATTAAAAAGATGAGTATTTATATACCAAAGAATGTGAAATGGAAGATTAGGTAAATTTACAGAAGAAGAAATTAATTTAAAATATGATATATGCTTATAGGAATTAGTGGTAAAATAGGAAGTGGTAAAGATACTGTTGGTAAGATTATACAATATCTTCTTATACCTAATAAAGGAGAATATATTGGTTTTGAAACTTTTAATGAAGAAGCCTTACAAAGAGCATCTAATACTTATATTAAAAAGTTTGCTGATACTCTTAAAGATACTGTATGTTTATGGACTGGTTGTACTAGAGAACAATTAGAAGATGCTAAATTCAAAGATACTGAAATTGGTGAAGATTGGATTAGATATGCTTATGCTATTGGTCATGGTAATCGTAATGGAGAAACTGTTATGTGGAGTATGACTTGTACTGAAGAAGAATATGAAGAACAGAAACGTATTAATTGGCAAACTGCTTATAAGCAACCATTAACATACAGAATGTTACTTCAATTACTTGGTACTGAATGTATGAGAAATACTATTCATATTAATGGATGGGTTAATGCTTTGTTTAGTGGATATAAACCTATAATGGTATATAAAGGAAGTACTCCTGAAAATATTAAAGAGGTAGAAAGTTATTCTAATTGGATTATCACAGATATGAGATTTCCTAATGAACTTCAAGCTATTAAAGATAGAGAAGGAATTAGTATTCGTGTTAATAGACCTTTATCTTATGATAACAGTGCTTTAAGTTATGCTGAGAATTTAGCAAATAAACAACAAGAATTTAATAATAAGCAAGGAGCATTTCATCTATCAGAAACAGCATTAGATAATGCAGAATTTGATTATACTATTGATAACACTGGTACTATTGAAGAATTGATTGAAAAAGTAAAAGAGATAGTAATTAAAGAAAATATTATATAATATGGATTTAAATAGACACGTTTGGGAAGGATGGACTGTACAAGCATTTATTGATGAACTTGAATATCAAGTTAATATTATAATGCAAGGACAATCTATTACTAAAAAGTTTGAAAATAAAGAAGAACTTAAATTATGGTGTATGGATAATCAACCTTATTATAAAAAGTCTATTCCTGAAGTAGTTAAATATTTTGCAAATAAATTTAATCTTAAATAATATGGATTGGTATTTTACATTTGGACAAACTCATACTACTATAACTGGTTATCTTATGCGAGATCATTATGTAAAAGTTAAAGGAGGTACTATGGGTCAAGCTAAAGAAGCTTTTATTAATAGATTTATGTCTAAAAATATGAAAGATAATTATGATTTCCATAATCAGTATACAGAAGAAGAATTTAACGAAAGAAAAGATTTTTTTCCTAAAGGAGAATATAAAGTAATCAAATTAAATTAACTATATGGCACATACTTTAAACATTAGACGTAACGGAATAGCATCATTTGTAACCCGTAAAGAACCTGCTTGGCATGGATTAGGTACAGTAGTTGAAGCTATGACTTCTAAAGAGGCTATTGAACTTGGGGGATTAAATTTTATTGTTGATAAACAGCCTTTATATGTACAAGGAACTAAAACTTTTGATTTTGAAGAAGCTAAACAACGGACTCATATATCAAGAGAGTTTATTGATAATAAACCTACATATAGAGGAATTGAGTTGTTTGAGGATAAGTTTGCTACTGTGAGAACTGACAATGGTTTGCCTTTAGGAATAGTTGGTAGTAAGTATCATGTAATTCAAAACCACGAAGCATTTGAATTTATTGATAGTATAGTAGGAGAAAGATATGCTGAATATGAAACAGTAGGTGCATTAGGTAACGGTGAAACTATATTTATTACTTGTAAACTAAAAGCCGAAATGGTTATTAATAATGACCAAATTGATAAATACTTATTACTTACTATGTCACATGATGGTAGTAGTAGTATTGTTGTAATGTTTACACCAATTAGGGTTGTATGCAACAACACACTAAGTATGGCTCTACAGGCAAAAAGTAATAGAGTAGTAATACGTCACACATCTTCTGCCAATGATAAACTAGAACAATCTAAAAAAGTACTAGGTATTGTTGACCAACAAACTCTTGCATATCAAGAAGCATTTTCTCATATTGCTAGAGTACCTGTTACAGATGATGAAGCCAAAACTATTATGCAAAAAGTATTAAAAGTACCAGATGATAAATATGGTAATCTTTCAACTAAAGGTAAAAATATTCTTGAGGCTGCTTGGACTTATTATAATATAGGTGTAGGACAAGAAGGACTTATTGGTACAGGTTGGGGATTATTTAATGGTATTACTGGTTATCTACAAAACACTAAAGAGTATAGAACTGCTGACAGTAAATTTAAAAATAATCTTATGGATACTACAACTCGTGAACTTATATTTAAAGAAATAATATCTCTATAATGGAATATGAAAAATTACAAGCTATAATATTTTCTGCATTAGAAAGAGCACGAACACAAGAAGGCGATACAATATATGATAGATTTCACGTACTTGAAGTAGCAGATATTGTAAATATTCTTTTACAAAGTTTACCTCTTTATCCTGATTTTATTATACAAGATATTCAGAAACGAGTATTAGATGTAATTCCTAAAGAAAAGCAAACTCAAGTTAATATACATGAGGTTAAAGAATTATTTAAACTATTTTTATATGGAGAGAGTAATAAAGAACAATTAGCTTTATTAATCTTTTTACTTATGATTCAATTTACTAATACTTATAAAACTGGTATTACTGAACAGTTAGAGGAAGTTAAAGATTATTATTATTCTTTACCTATTATAACTACTGATAAACTTCAATTAGAAGTTAAAACTAATTTATCTAATGGTACAACTTATAATCATAACAATTACTTTATACGAGTAGAGGATTATTGGAGATTTGTTCCTACTATTGATACACATACTAATTTTAATAACTATATTTATAAACTTAAAACTAATTAATTATGATTAATCATGCCATTATCGTTGCTATTGCTGTAATACTTGCAATATGTGTAGTAATTCAATTTATTATTGGAAGTATTAAAACTATTAAAATTAAAGAACTTGAAGAAGATTTATCTAAAGATAAAGATGCTTTTCAAAAAGAAAGAGATCTTATTAATTTATGCTATGAAACTAGTGAAAAGAAATTAGTAACTATGATTCAAAATCAAGAAACAAGTTATAATGATTTACATAGGAAATTCTTTTATGCTATTTACTTATTACACCTATTAGATAAAGAGTGGTTTAATAGATTAAGAGTTGTTGATACTGAAAGTATAACTTGTCCTGCTTTAAGACTTACTGCCACAAATGGAAATTATAATGTATATAATTATTCAAAACAAGAAGTAATAAATGATAAAATTAAATTTTTAATAGATACTAAAGGTGATGATTTTATTATGCTATCAGATATATTAGGAAGTTTACAAAACGCTAGTGCAACTTCTAATAAATTACCTAATTTATCTACTCTAATAACCAATATTAATAATATTAAAAAATCTTAATTATGAGTAATATATTGATATTATGTGTACTTTGTTTTTTATTTGCTGTTATTGCATTTATATCTTATGGAAAATATATAAAATATTTTAATCTATGTAATACTTTAACTAATCGTCTAGATAAACGTGAAAAGTATTATGCCGATGATACAAATACTAAGGAAAAAACTCTTAATGATTATCGAAAAATTGTTAATTTCTTTTTACAACTTCATTCTGAAACTCCTGTTGCACTAGTTGATAATGATATTAAAAAATCATTTGAGGTTAAAATGTCTGGAAGTATTATTGCTAGATGTAGACTTAGAAGTAAAGGACCAAATGGAACAGATAAAAGAGTTATTAAAGATGGAAAATTAATTTATCTTTATCATAAAGATGTTTATGTATTAGTCGATGATTTAAAGAAATTAAAAAATCTTAGTATTACTCAACTTAGTAATAAATTAGAAACTATTACTAATTCTCTTAAACAGAAATAAATAAAAAGGGATAACATATACTGTTATCCCTTTTAATTTTAATCCTAATAAAAAATTTAACGTTTCTAGTGAACTAGATAATGAAACTTATTTAGAATATTGTTGTGAACCTGAATTATAAATACTATATGCTTTACTACCAAATGGTAACATTTTAATAGTATTACTAAGTACTCTACTATCTCCATCATGAACTCCACTTTCTATTTCATCTTCTCCTATAGCAAACCTTCCAACACTATTCATCCAATCTCCTGTATCTTTAACAATACTCATAGCAGGAATAATATCTTTAACAATATTTCTAGCTTCAATAGGATTTACATACAATAATAAATCTGTTTTAAGTCTAGCACCTTGATTTAATAATATATTAGTATAAGCTTCATCATCATCTCCAGCAAATGCAGATACTAATAGTAAGAATAAATACAAATCTAATGCTAATGCAATTTCCATACAAACTTTTCTCATATTTACCGCATCAATTTCTTTAAATTTCTCCCCATCAATTAGTTCTTCAAAGTTACCATTTATAGGTAAAGTTCCAAAACTAAATTGTTGTAAGAAACCTTTAAGTAAAGTAAAAGCAATATTTCCAGCATTATTTTTATCTGTTATATTAGCTAAACTTCCTACACTTCTATATCTACCTTTGACAGTTTCTCCTAAATTAGCATCAAATCTTTCATCTTCTATACGAGTAGCAATAGACTCATATAACCAAGTTCTAAATTGACTAGCAGCTCTACCAGTAAAAGTACGTTTAACTTTTAAAGGGGATAAGTTATCATAATTACCATGAGTTCTTTTAATAAGTACATCTAATTTAATTCTCATTTTATTAATAACTTCTGTAGGTTCTGCACCATATTCAGCTTCATTCCAATTCCAATCTTTATCAAAACCATCCCATAAAGAAATTTTTCCTTTAGTTGTATCTACCATAGTATTACGAGATAATGCAATAAATAATGGTGCTTGATTCAAATATTCTGTACGTTGATTTACATTAAAGGGTTTAAGAAACTTTAATTTACTATCAAAACTACTAGGAGTGCTAGAGGTATAAAGCTCATGTGATGCATCTTTTAATATGTCCCATTTATCCATACCTTCTCGTATCTTTCTAGCAGTATCAGTTTCTAGTTTATTAAATGACGCATTTTTAGTGATTGAGTGCAACGATAATTTGTAGGCATAGGCTAAATCAGCTTTATTAAAAAACTGTCCACCTGCGGCTTCTATTTGATTCGAGAGCCAACCAAAACCCATATTACTAATACCGCCTAATACATTCCAACCCATTAACTTTAATTGTACATATTTAAGAACATTATCTCCAGCTTTAGAATATATAAATGTTTTACCAAGATTACCAAGTTGTTCAGTTAAGTTATCTTTAGTACTTTTATATAATTCATCCTCTATAAGTTTATTATCATGTTGAACTTCTAATTGATTAAGTAAACCTAATAATTTAGCTTTTTCTAATTTTTCAGATTTAGTTAAAGATTTTTTACCTTTACCTTCTTCTTCATGAATATCCCCATAAAATACATTATTTATGTAAGACTCATAAGCAGATTTAATATTACCAAATGATTGATCAGCTCCTTTTCTTTGAATAGCACCAGTCATGGCATCTGTTTCTGGAGTACCATCAGGTCTTAATCTAGTTTCCTCATATTTGTTTAAAACAGTATTTGCAATTTTAACACTATCTTCTATTTTAGATTTATGTTTATGGGCTAATACTAATGCAGTATAAACTTTAGCAATTTTACCTAAATCAAATGATTTACCTTCTGATATTTCATTAATAATATCTTCTTCAAATCCTTTAATAATGTCAGCACTAGGTGCTTTATTATTTTCTATTAAATACTCAGCAGATTTTTGTTTAATATATTTTTGAACTTCTTTATAGTTATCTTTAATAATAGGAATACGCATTTCATTTATAGGTCTATTAGTAACAGGGTCAATAATAGTTGAGGTATTATCACCAAAACTACTTTGCATTGATTTAGTCCATATATCTTGAATAGGTAATACTCCTAATTGCATACCATGTTCAGTATATAATTCTACAATAGATTTCTCAAGAGAAGGAACACCACCATAAGCTAAAGTTTTTTGTTGACTTTCAGGTACATATTTCTTTAAATCTTTAAACAAATCTGTTATAGTATTATAAAACTCTAACAATTCAGGATTATTAGAAATAGTATCATAATTACTATCTAAGTACTCAGAATCCTTAGGAATAACTTCATAATATTTTTGTGAGGTATAACCAAATTCAGAAGATAATTTAATATTATCTTGGAAAGCATATTTAGCTAATCTGTATGGGCTATTTTTTTCTATCCAAAATTTATATTCTCTATTAGCCTCATCACTATTAAGAATATCTTGTTCAGATGCTAATTTATACTTAGCTAATAATGATTGAGTTTGTCCAAACTTATGGTCATTATAAGAATCTATTTTATTCTTTTGATTTTTAAACCAAAAACTATAAACACCTGCTCCTAACTTTTGTTTTAATTCTTCTCTAACTATTGTTGTAGCATCTGTTTCACCAGTAGTAGGAAAAATAGACTCTAAATCTACATCAAAAGCAGATTGATTAATCCAATTAAGATATTTAATAAAATTAGTTTGAGTATTGTCTTTATTTAATTTTTTAAGAACTTTTGCTCTATCTTTATAAAATATATCAGTATAAGGATTAATAATATGACCAGTTAACTTACCATTAGAATTTTTCTGTCTAAACACCTCAAATAATTCAGCATTTCCTAAAGACTTTAATACAGGAACTACTTTAGTTAATTGATTGTTTATACTTTCTAACTTCTCATTACCTTCATTAGTAGCAGCTATATTAGCATGTTTTACAGATGACCAAATAGAAGATAATAAAATATTATCATAAGATGAGATATCTCTAACATTTGCTTGAATAATATTAATATCTTTATAATCTTTAAACTGTTGATCGAGATTAATATCTTGGTCAGTATATTTTTTAATGTACTCTTCCATATAAGTTTTCTCAATTTTAAATAACTTATCTGATAGAGCTTCTGCACTACCCTCAATAGCACCATAAATTCTAGTTAAAGGCTTAGAACTATTTAATCTTTCATTAAATACTAAACGTTTAGCATCTTTCCAAAAGTTAAGTACTCCTCTAGCATATACAATATCTTCAGAAGTCATCTTACGATTTAAAATAGTTTCTATCATTTGTAAATCTTCTTCACCCTTATCAGCTAAATCTACAGCAGCTGTAATTTTTTTAACACCAACTAATTTATCTTTTTCTACATTATATCTTTCTGTTAAATCAGCTACCCTAACAAAATCTTTTAATTCAACAGCTTTTTTAATATTAGCTTTTAATTTGGCTACTCTAAGAGTTAAAGATTGATAGTAATTAACAAGATTAGAACCAAATCCCTCATCTTGTATATCTTCTGTACCAAAAGAGTTATCCTCATTTACTTCATATAATTTTTTAGAAGTAAGTATTACAAAATTATCTTTAACAACAGCCTCTACATTAACTATATTTCTATTAATAAAATCTGCTATTTCTTCAGCATTACCTTTAGAACGTAATTCGTTAGTGTTGTTTGTTAAGTTAAACTTATTATTAAGATAACCAACAGTTCTAACATATTTAGGAGTAACCAATTCTCTACCTACTTGAAAATTAGGAGATTCTACAACATTGATAATTTCATGTAAAACAGCACTTAAGTTTTTATCAGGTACTACACCTAACTTAACTAAAAGATTTTTAATGTAATCAACAAATCTAGAAAATATAGATTTAGTAGAATCTAAACTTTCAGTACTATTAAGAAAAGCTTGAAATGTTTTATCTTTAATAGCAGCAGCAACAAATTCATCAAGATTATATACATTATAGATAAGGTTTCGCTCCACACCTTCTTTTAAAGGCAATTTTCCAACAATCTTTTTATCTACAGTATCAAAAGCTTCTTTACCATACTTTTCTATTAATATACTTCTTACTTCATTCTTAATACTATTAAGACTTTTTACAAATTCAGAACTACCTTTACTTATTTCAGTTTTAAGTAAACCATGTATCATTTCCTCCATCAAAACTTCTGCCATTTCTTCATCACTACTAATAAGATTAGGATTAATTTCAATTCTGACAGGTTCTCCTAATAACTTAGTTGTAGTAGCTCTACCTTGAACAGGAAGTTTAGTATTTACATACAATGGTGTTTCTGCAAGATAGGGAATAATATCAACCAATTTTTTACTAAAATATTGTACAATAGGATTAGTACTATTAGCCTCAACTTCTTTTAATATCAATCTATACTTATCTTCAATAGATAAATTATTATCATCTAAATAATACTTTTTAACCAAATCATACTTATTTTCATTATAAATAGCAGGAGAATTATCTGACTTTGTATCTCTATCCAAACGTAAAAAATTTGACGTTTCTGTAGGATTAGGAAGATGCTCTTCAGCATTTTCAATAACATCATCATTGATTTCTTCAAAATTACTAGTATCTATACCATTTAATTTATCAAAATTAGAATAGTTATCTACTTGATTTATATAAATAGAACTTCTAGCAGCAAAAGTTGCATTAATGTCATACTCATTGTTACCCTTCCATCCTAAGTTATCTATCTCTATAAAATCTCCTGACATATCATCATGTTTAAAAATTCTATAAATTTCAGAATTAGCTTTATTAGTAATAACAAAATTAGTTTTTTCAGATAATTGAGGATCTACTCCTACTAATTTACCATTAACAATATTTTTATAGTCATTTACAAATTTAGGGGACTCTATATCATAAAATTCATTATAAAATTCTTCTGGATTATGTTGTAAATATTGAGTATAATACGTATTACGAATTTGATTAACAGTATCTACATTTGTAACAACATTAGTAGATTCTACAGCTTTATAAAATCCTCTTTTTTGTAAGTACTTAAATGGTATATATTTAATAAATTGATTTGATTTTTGAATACCACCATTAATCATTTGATGAGTAATTAACAAATCTGCTAATTGTTTAGTATTAATACTTTCACCATTAAATTGTCCTAAGTCTTGAGGATTTACAATCATATCAATAAAACTATTAATAATAACTTCTTCATCCATTTCAACACTTCCTGCATTTTGATATGTAATAACAGTAGGAATACTTCCAGTAATATCAACAATTTGATTACTTCTACCAATTTGTAATCTATCTAACATTGCATTAGAATAAGCTTTAGTATTTTTAATTTGACTAATAAAACTACCTAGACTTAAATGATTTTCTCTATCAAATAACAAATCTTTTCTTGCTTCAGTTATACTTGTATATTTAGATGTAAACAAATTAAATGTATTAGAAATTAAAAAAGACTTATAATTAGTTACAGAATTTTGTAAAGCATCTGCACTACCTTGAATAGTACTATTATCAGAATCAGCAGGGATAATACTAGTAATTATACTATAATAATTCTTATCAGTGTAAGGATATAATTTACTCCATAATTGATTATTTAACATTGTAGCATAAACTCCAGCCATACCTCCTAAAGATGTAGGTTGAATTAATACATTATTATATAAAATATAACCATCTTCTTTTTTAGTATTAATATACCCCTCTTGCTCTTCAACAGATAATTTATTATAAGCAGGACTTTCATTTAGATATATATAATTACCAATTAAATTATCTACATTAGAAATTTCTGTAGATTTAGGTAAATTTAATATTTGTTCAGCTTTTTTAATACTATAAAATATATTTTTACCTATACCACTACTATCAGAATTGATAGCAGATTGTAGTATTTTTAATTGTCTGCCTTTAGAAGATAGTTCTTTGAAGAAGCTTAAATAGGCTTGTTGTCTATCAGAAGTTATATCATCACCTTTAACAGTTTTTAATAAATTTTCTATAGATGTTGTAGATAATATATTTTCAATATCTTCATTAAAAGGCTTAATTTCAACATCCTCAAAAAATTGTTTAGATAATTGATATGCTTTAATAGCAGGTTGATTAATCATTAAGATAACTAAATTCTCAGGTAGTCCTAATTGATTTGCTGCTCTAATAAAATCAAATGTATCACTATTAATATTTAATTTACCTAATAATTGTTCTTTACCATTATCAAGAGCAGTAGCCATAAAAGCAATAAAACTATCAGATTTCCATTTACCATCTAATCTTTTAGGATTATTTAAAGCATTAGTTGTATAACCACCAATAGTATATCTAATATCTTTTGTTACCATATTTTCACCCTCTTTAACAACTTTAGTAAAATACATAGGTTTTTCTATATATTGTAGTACACTATTAAAAACAGTATCAAGTGAAAATACACCTACAGCAGTTTTACTTGCTCTAGCACTTAAATATTTATTTTGTTGATAAGTATTAGCTAAAGGTGTAAAAAATCTATTAGATTCTTTATAAATTTCTTTAGCTAATGCAGGTAATTCTCCAAAACTTAATGGATTAGTTCTAGCTTTTTGAACTTCTACATTAGGGTTATTTAAAACAGCTTTATGAATATCTAATAAATCATTTTGTATAACTTGTTCATCAATATCTTTTAATTGCATTAAATCACTTTCTTTTAATAAATTTATTTGTTGTTGTAAAGCAACTATTAAATTATTATCCTTAGCAGATGCTACTCCATTCCTAGAAAGTTCTTTAACTCTATCTTCCATTACTTTAATACTTTGAGTAATGTTATTATGTTGACTACTAATATCTTTATTAACAATATGTAAAGATTTAGTAACATCATTATAATGAGTATTATACATATGAGTATATAATTTATCAACATCAAAGTCAGAACCCATTTGTACAATAAAATCAGCAGGAGCAATGACTATATCGCCATAACTAGCAGGTAAAAATCCTACTATTTTAATATTAGATATAAGATTTAAACCAGATGTAGGAATACGATAACCAAATATTTCTAATAATTCTTCAGGTAATCTAGTTAAATCTATTACTCCATCATTCATAAATTCATCTAACTTAAGAAGTTCTCCTTTATTATCCCAAAATTTAAAAGGAACAAGTACTTCAGCATAAGACATTTGTCCTTTATTTTCATTATCTTCCCAAGCACCTTTTAATGTACCATCCCAATCTCCTACTTTTACTACTTCAGATAAATTAACATCTTTAATAGTTTTAAGTTGAGTACCGCTTTCAGAAGCTAGTACAAAAGACTTACCTCTAAAACTTCTTTTTCTAACTTTATTATCTACAATAGAATTTAGTAATGCTACGATTTTACTATCAGCAGTATTTAACCATAATGGTACAGTAAATTTAACAGATTTATTACCTATCTTAACTGTTTCTAAGCCTTGAATATCATTTGAACTATAATTTCTATTATAACCCTCATCTTCTAAAAGTTTATATAATTTATCATAATTTCCTATAGTATGTGTTTTAGTATCAAAATCTAATTCTTGAATTAATTTATTATATTTAGATAAAAATGATTTTTTGTATTTAACTAAATAGGTTTTAGATAACTCTCTACCAGTTACGGCTTTACCAGTTTCAGGATCAATAAATCCATCAATATCCATAATATTTGTAAACAACTCTTTAGCTTGTTGAGTACCATCATTAACAGTTTTTTGTTTAGAATTGTATGGTACATCTTGTTGTATACCTAATCCTTCTCTAGGAATATTAGTAATTAAACTACTTTTCCATTTAACAGGTATAACAATATTACCTTTAGAGTCATAAACATCAATAATATTAGCAGATCCTCCAACTTTTACAGCAGATTCATGTAATACAAGTTGTATTTTGTTTTTCTCCATATGTTCTCTTAATACATCTAAATCAGTACCTTGAGTAAATTGTTTAATTAATGGTAGAGTAGAGTACTTAAAATAAAGCCTAGCATTAACACCAAATCTGTTAAAGTTATTTACATATCTAGGTTTAAAAGGTTGTAAAACTAATGCTTTATCACTTTTATTAATTTTGCCAGTTTTATTATAAGTATCTAAAATTTTAGTTTTATCTTTTAAACTAAGTGTACCTAATGAATGCATAATATCAAGATGTTCTTCTAAAGTATGATAACCTTGAGCATCAGTAGAGTTTATACCTTTAGATTGTTTACCATTTGACATTAATGTTCCTTTTTTATATTGTCCATAAATATCAGGAAAACCTTTATATAATTTTTCAATATAATCAGCTCTTTTACTAGATACATAATTATCTTTAATAACTAAAGTATTAAATGTACTTCCTTGTGGGAATAATAATTGAATAGCACCTGCATTATCAGCTGATAAGCGTTTACCTTGATTATCTGCTGTAAGTTGACCAGTAGTCATAGCATCAGAACTTCCTTTATAATATAAAGCAGGATCTCCTATAAATAGCTGTTGTATATTCATATTAGCAACAGTAGTATTAATTACATAATTTAAAAGAGTAGTATTAATACCTTGTACAGCAAAAGCAGCTTTATAACTAGCATCTATATATTGAAACTGATCTTGTTTACTATTTTTATCAGTAGTAATAATACCAAATTTTTTCCAATTTTCTCTAGTATCTTTAAATATTTGCATTAAATGATTATATAAATGCTCTTGTAGTATATTTTGAAAATCTATACCATTAAATTCAGGTAAAAGAACTTCATCTAATAATTGACCTGTTTTATCAAATAATCTAGCATCATCATTTAGTTTAGGAAATAATAAAAATTTTCCAGCACCTTCTTTATACCCATCAATTTGTACAGCATTAGGATCAGCTTGATGTTTTAATATTCTTTGAATTTCAGGATATATCAAAATTTCAACAAGTTTTTGTTTATCTGATGGATGCATTTTACCTTCTGCAGTAAGTTTATAATATTCTCCAGGAACTTGAAATATAAAAGCATTAGCTTTTTCTTCCATAGTAGGATAAATAACTTGCATAATAGGAGTAGGATCTGAATCTTTACCTATTTTAAGTCCACCATTTTGAAACAAACTAAAATGAAATTTAGCTAACTCAGCAGGTTTAAGAGTATCAATAGTTTTACCTAATAGAGCATTTTTAGTTTTAAGGCTTTCAGCTGTACCATATTGAAAGTATTTATAGAAAGTACTTTCTTCATTAATAGCTATAGTATCTCCTTTTTTAAGTAATTGGTTTAACCAAACTGAATCTTGAGCAAATACATCAGACTTTAAATCAGATAATAATTTAACATCTGTTTTTAATTTTAATGCTCTAGTAATAGCATATCTATCATTTGTATAACCAAAAATAGTATCACCATTAGCATTTTTAAAAGAGTCATTAAATAAGTCTACTCTATAATATGATACTAAATTTGCTAAACTTGTAAAAGAACTATCGTCATATAAATTATTTTCAGATAGATTTAACCATTCTGCATTATTAGTATTATAAGAATTAAGTCTTTTACCTATATTCTTAAATATACCAGTAGAAAATTTAAAAGAATCTAATAATGTTTGATTAGTTCCTTTTACTTTAATTCCATATTTATTCCAAGTATTATAAAGTTGAATAGGAATTTCTATTCCTACTAATTTTAATAAATCACTAAGTTCTTTATAATTAGGATTGACATTTTTATCAGCAATTTCTTTAAATTGTTTATTAAATGCATCTATGGCTCTAAAATTATAAATAATTCTATCATTGTCTAAACTAAGTAATTTACTATAATTAAGATTATTTTGCCATTCAGATAGTACAAGATTTGTAATATTTTTACTAGCAGCTTTGTTAATTCTTAAACTATATTTGTTATTAGGTTTATCATATAATGCATGAACATATATATGATTAGTAGAAACTTTATTCAATGCAGATATAAATGAGTTTTGAACATCAGGTTCTGCAGTTTTAAGTTTCTCCATAACATCAATTAAATATGGTTTAGTTTCAATATGTTTAGAAAGTTCTTCTAAAGCATGAACTACATAATCAGGATGTTTACCATGTTTTTCAATCAATTTAGAATCTACTTGAACCATATTAGCATTAGTATTAGATTTACCTAATATACTAATTAAGTTATTATAAACAATATCAAAAGGAATAAATATATTTAAATTTAATAAAGTAGTTTTAGTAGTAAATTCTTTACCATCTTCAGTAATAGTTACTTTCTTATCAGTAATACCTTCTAACATTTGTTTAGCTCTACCTGTTAAAGTAGTTTTAGGGTCAATAGTATATTCAGTTAGTTGTAATTTATCGTTACCACCATCTTTAATACTTTGTTCTTCATCTATAGATAATTCATTATAGTTATCTAAATTAATAACTCCTACAACACTGTTTCTTTTCTTGTACTCAAGATTAACAGCCTTAGTTAATTTTTTAACATTAGCTTTAACAGCTTCTACAACTTTATTAATTTCACCAGCTTTAGAATGATTAATTTCAACAGCTTTATCTCTAATCATTTCTAGACTTTCAACTGCTAATTTAAGTTGTTTATTAAGTTTAACAGGTTCAGCACTATCAGAAGCTTCGTTATAAATATCATTTACAATACTTCTAACTAATGATGTTTGAGTAGTAACAGATAATCCTGGAATTAAAGAAGATGAATTAATTAAATCATCATAATTTTCATTTCCAATTAAATTAGGACTATCATTAAATTCTGTTAAAGGTTCTTCTTTAATATCTTCTAACATTTGTTGATAAGCTTGCGCATGTCTATTTATTGTTTCATCTGAAACATTAGCTCTATTTTCTCCTTTTTCAATTTGCGCTTTTATTCTTTGTTTAGCAAGTTCTGGATTTAATTCCATTAACTTATATTGAATATTAGCATTAGGTATTTCTTTTTTAATAGCTTCAATAAAAGGAAGTCTTTTATCTTTAGTTAAATTAGTAGTATCAAATACTACTTGTTTGCCTTGTTTAATAGCAATGATAGCTCTTTTAGTAGCTTCTTCATATATTTCTTTATCTTTAGTTTTATTATTTATATCTCCTGTAAATTCTACTCTCATAGCATCAGGTTCTATAATTACTAAATTTTCTTGTGGTAAAGATTTTATAAATGTAGATTTACCACTACCTGATGTTCCTATAGGTAGTAATACATTTGGTAAATTATTATTTTCTTTAGCAGGACTTAAAGTATCTTCTGTTACATCATTAAAACTAAAAGTTTTACCATTAGGTAAACTTATATCATTACTTTTAGGTTCTGATAAAGGCTGAACAGTATTTTCTACATTTGTATTATCTAAAGGCTCTGATAAAGATTTAATAACATTTTTAGCTTTATTATTACTACTAAATGCTTTTTCTAAATCAAACTTAATTCTACTTTGTAAAGTATAAATAGTTTTACCATTATCTAATTTCATAGAAAGATAAGGAGATAACATAACAGATTTAGCATACTCATTATAAGTATTATAAGGTATTAATACTTTATTATTTTGCATAAGTTTAATTCCAGTATCTGTACCTAATAAATCTAAATTTATATGATGATACATTTTTTTCAAATGTTGTCTAAAATGTTTTAAATCTTTTTGTCTTTCTTCTCCATTATTTTTACTAGGATAAATATCATTTACTCCTATTTCTTGTCCTTGTCCATAATATAACCTACCATTATTAAATTGTATTAAAGAAATATTATCAGCAATATTGATTAATTTATCAGAAAAAGATTGTTTATCTTTAATATCTAAAGACGAATAACCAATAAATTGATTAATATACTGTTCTAATCCTCTAGAAGTTAATATATTAATTTGATAAGTTTTATCTAATTCATCTGTTAACTCAGTTTTAGTACCATTTAAATACAATTCTGTAGCAGTAATAATTGAATCAATTACACCAGTATCTAATTTAGCTCTTTTTACCGATAATGCTAATTTTTCATTATTAAAAGGAATAATAATAACTCCTTTACCTTCATCTATTCTAGAAATATTAACTGTTTGTACAATAGATTCTCTACCAGTAAATACAGAACCTTCTTTTATAATTCCTATTTCAACATCAGGTGTATTTTCTAATACAGTACTTAATTCACCACTTTCATCTAAAATAGGTACACCAGCACTTCTTTCTTGTACAACTGTAGTAACAGGTATTTTACTATTTAATATATGTGCTCTTAAATTTCTAAGAGTATTTTGGTCATTAACAATATTTGCAGAAGTATTATCTATATTATTTATATTTATCCAACCAGTATCGTGTAAATATAAACCATCAATTAATTCTCCATCTACTGCAATACCAATAGGTTTTTCATTTACATCCACATCTTTAGCATATAACAAATCACCATTTTCTAAAGTAACTGAATCTAAAGGAACAAAAGTAATTTCTTTACCAACAGATAAAAAGTCAGGATCTAATACTCTTTGGTTTAATGCCTCATTAAGTAAATTATTTAAATCTGATTTTGTTACCTCAATATATCTATGACCACTATCAGATTTTTTACTAGTAAATGTAGTTTTATATTTTTTAGATAAGTATGCCAATAAATTAGCAGCAGTATCATTATAAATTTGTGTAGATACACCAGAACCATTTACATCTAAACCATTTAACTTAGCTAAATCAGCAATAGAATTTAAAGCATCTGTAGAGATATCATCTTTAGGAGCAGTATAAAAATCACCAATAACATTATACTTATTGATACCTTTATACCTATCAGATAATTTTTGTTTCTCAACAGAATCATACATTATTTCAGCATAACTACCCTCAACTTCTTGACCAGTATAAGCCATAAAAAGACCTTTAAGTTTAGTAAAAGCTTTTATAACTTCTGCTTTAGAAGTACTGTTTTCAAATGAATTAACAACTTGTTTGAAATCTGTAATATCTACTCCTGTATTATCTAATACATTAAGATAATCCATTAATAAATTAATTTCTCTTTGTTGTTTTGCTTTATCAAATTGCTTAGAAGGGGAATCGGTATTATTTGTATCAATATCTTCTTCTCCATTAATAGAATTTAATAATTGACGCCCTATACTTTTAAGTACATCTGCCTTAACAACTTCTTGTGCTTTTTGTGCTTTTAAATCATTAAGAGCTTCTGTAAGACTATTTAAACCAATCTCTACATTGTTTGCCTCTAGAGAAGGGATTGCGTTAGAGTCTTTTGCTACTCTAACAGCATCAATAGATTTTTCTAAATAATCAATACTATCTTCTAAATATATATCAGGATTCTCAGCTATACCTTTAAGTTCTATAAATTTGTTATTTATAGTAGCATCATTAAATGAAGGAACATTAACAAATACAGGTTTACTAGGAAAAGACTTTTTAACCTCATCTTGTTTAGGAGTAACAACAGATTCTTCTTCAATATTCTCTACAGGCAAAGTTTTTCCAGGTTCTATAACATCATTAATAGTATTAACATCTTCTACTACACTATTAGTATTTACTTCTGTTTTTGCTTGTTTAGCTAAGGTGTTAACTAAAGTATTAATTTCTTTTTTCTTTTCAGATCTTTTCTTAAATACTTGTTTTAACTTATTTTCTTTAACTACTGCTTTTCTACTATTATTAATAGCATTTTTTAATTTTTCTTGGTAACTACTAGAAGTTGTTAAATCTATAACTTCTTGTATATTTCCTATATTATCTCTATAAATTTTATCAGCTTCTAGCATAGCTTTAATCTTTCTATAGCTAGGAGTCTTTTTAAAATTAGGTTGAGTTTTATTTAAATCATAACCAGATGGACTATTTAAATCTACAAAACTATTAGTTTTACTAGGTAAAGTTTCAGGTCTATTTTTATATAATTCTAAAGCATTATTAAATTCTTTAGTTACATTTTCTAAATTTAACTTAATAGCTTTATTAGTATAATGTTTATGTTCTTCCATATCATAAACATCATTACTATTTAAATATGCTTGACTATTATTATAAATAGTTTCTAGAGATTGAATATCTTTAACTGCTTCATTAGCTCTAGTTTTATAATAATTAGGTGTATTTTCATCTCCTTCTGTATATATATCTTTCTTTTCAGCTTCTTCATGTGTTAAAGCAGCAAAAGATTTATATGTTTTTTCAAATGCATCAGTAGTTCCAGTTTGAAATGCTTGTTTAGCTTGTAAACCAAATGTTCTTTCTTCTAAAGATTTAGCTTTAGCAACATCTCCTGAAGCATGAGCATCAGCAATTTGTTTATGTAAAGCTAGTATTTCATCAGTAGTAGAAAAAGCATTAGATATATCTCCAATTTTATCAGAATTTTCTAAATTCTGCCACCTGTTAAGAGCATTTTGTTGTTGAGTATATCTACTAGATTCATTAAACTTATCAGAAACTCTAGATTTATTAGTACCTACATCTCTTAATGCAAGTTCTTTAGCTTTAGCATCTTTTTCAATATCAGTCAAGTCTGTGTTTTTCATACTTTGATAATGACTTGCATACGCTTGATTGTAGGCACGATTGCTATATATAGGTAGGTACTTTCCAGCTTTGGTTAAGGCGGTCTGTCCGACACCTCCAATGAAGCCTAGTAACCCGCTTTCGATACCTTGTGCGGTCATTGAGTACTCCATAGCTTTCTGAAAACTATAATCTTTATCAGTAGCTTGATTTTGAGAAATATCATTAATAACTTCTTCTCCATATTCTTGAGCACCTTCTCTACCGAGTTCTATTAACCCATGTTTAAGACTAGGAGCATTTAATAAACTTCTAGTACCTAAAGAAGTTTTCATAAACATATTAGCAGAAGTTAAATTTAACAGAATATTAATCTTATTAAAGTTAAGTGCAGATGTAGCTTCTTGTGCAGCAATCTTTCTAGCTTGATTATCTATTTCTTCATCACTTAAAGATTTACCTTCTTCAGATGCTTTAAGGTCATTAGATGCCCTAGTATAACTCTTTTGAAATTGATCGGTTGCTATACCAACACCTTCAGCCTGATTTAACATCATTGCATTAGCAAGAGTTGCACCAGCATTAGCAATTTGTTTACCTGTATCTGCTAACTGACTTTCTTTACCCATTGTACTAAGCCATTTAAGAGCTTCTCCGCCTTTAGTAAATAGTGAGCCTGCAGCAGCACCAGTAAGATAACCTGCACCAACAAATGCAGCAGCAGATTTAACTAAACTACTACCATTTTCAAACCACCAAGCATTATCACCTATATCTAAAGGTTTATCAGGATTTTCTCTGTATATAGGTAAAGCTTTATCTACTCCTACTTCAAATTTATTAATAGCATTACTAACCCAGTTACCAACTTCTTGGTCTGAATTAAAGTAATCTTCAAAGTCAGCAGCATTAGCTAGCTGTGATACCATTTCAGGAACAACGTTAATAGCTACTCTACCAGCAGCATTAAGAAATTGTTCCCCACTTCCTTGTCTAAAAGCTCTACTTTTATCAAGGTCTTCTTTGCTACCAAAGGCTCCGATATTATTACCAAAATAAGGAGCATACTCATCTAAGTTAAGATTAAGTAATTTTTCTTTACCAGTTTCTACATATCCTTGTACTAAACTTCCTAAGTCCTCTAAGGGATGAGAAGTACTTGAAACAGGTGAACCAATTTGAACGCCTAAATCCCCAACAGTTTGTTGAGGATTTTCAGATGATGCATCTGGAGGTAAAACTATATCTTTACTAGATACAGTTTTTCTAAAGTTAGGATTTAATGCCATATTTATTATTTAAGGATTATTAGGTGCAAATTCTATATGTAAATGTAACGGATTTTCATGCTTTTCAAATTTAACAATACCATGTTCTTTTAAAAATTCAGGATTATTAACATTTGTAAACAATTCATCAGTATAACCAAAATCTAAACTATAACCATATTTATGTAAACTATTCTCACCTGCTTTAGCTAAATTATGGGTAGAGTTTCCTCTAAAACCACCAGTAACCTTAGCATTAGTATCTTCTATAAACTTATTAACATTTGGTGCTACATCTTTATTTACATAAGGATATTGAACATTTGTATCGATATTTCCAGGAGCAGTTTGTCTTAAATCAACTAAATCTTCTTGTGGTACTCTAGAAACAAATGTTTTCTTTTCTCCTTTATTATTTAATATACTAATTGTATTTTCAGCATCATAATAAGATTTATTTCTAGTAAGAATAGATTGATATGTTTCAATTACTGAACCACTATTAGTAGACTTATAACCAGTGTTAACTTGTAAGTACTCAGCAAAAGCATTTCTAGTAACTGTTGCTTTATTAACTTTAAAATCTTCATCTAGTAACTTAGCACCAACAACAGCTTTAATATCTTCAGGACTTTCAAATATTACTCTTGCCATATCTTTATTTGCATCTAAATCTTTAGTAGGAACCCATGATGTAATTCCTGTACTTTCAGATTTAGCTAAAGTAACTTGTTGTCCATTTTGTACAGTAGCTAAATGAAAATCTACATTCATTATATCAGATTGTTGTGCATCTCTAGAAGTAGTAGTAATTTGATAATCTGTTCCTCTAACATCCCAATGCTTAACATCTCCAGCACTCATAGTATATAAATTCTTACTATTTAAATCTTGTCCCTCAGGAGAATTATTAGCATAAATAATACCCATTTGTTTCTTCATATCGGTAGCATGGTCAGAACCATCTCCTGCTTGACCAGCATATGATTTAAATAGTATATTTTTAAGTGCATTTTGTTCTTCTCTAGTATCTTTAATTGTATTGACACCTACTAATTTAATTTGTCTTTCTCTAGCATAAGTTTCATCAGCACCAGTTTCCTTATCTAAAAATGTTTTACCGTAAGGAGTTAAAACAATATTAATACCATTTTTTTGACCATATTCTCTAGAAGTCTGTATTAACGTTTTAATATCACTAGCCTTCCAATCAATGTATCTTCCATCTATAGCAGGTATACCAAATTTATCTTTAAGATAATCTCCTAATGGTGTAACACCATCTACTGTTTCTATACTATATTGACTTGGTGTATCTCTAAAAGATTTATTTTTAGATTTTTCAAAGTTAACATAAGACATCTCAGCATCTTTAACTGTTGCACCAGTAACCATAATATCTGAAAGACTTTGAACAAGAGGTAAACCTATTGTACCTTGACTATCTTTTACTTTTTGAATATCATCAAGAAAAGCAGAAGTATGCATAAGTTTATAATTTTTACCTGTATTCTCATATGTGTAAGGAACATCAAAACTACTACTTGTTTCATCATCAATATAACCTTGTAAAGCCATTTTACCAAATTCTTCTCTATCAGGAACTTTATATAATCTAGATTTATCATCTTGATTATTTAATGTAACATTATTTTTCAAAGTTCCATCATTTTTTAAAAAATAAGAGGTCATTAATGTAGGTATTGTACCACTAGAACCTTTAACTTTTAAAATATACTTATCTCCTACTCTTTGTAAACCAGTATCAGTAGAAGAATATGCAGGATTAGTTTTTACAGAGGGGTCATAAACAATTCTTTTTCCAGAAGTATATTCAGGATCATCTATATATTTTACTCCATTTTTATCAGTTTTTATGTCAGCAGTTAAATCTACCTCAAAATCCATTGATTTTAAAGTCTCAAGATTCTTCTTTTTAACAATATCATAACTAGGTTTATAACTTTTATCATAAACACTATCTTTTCCATCAATTAAATTAATACCTAATTTTTTAGCACTGTCAGGTAAAGCTTTAGATAAAGATTTCTGTTGTTGTTCATGTTCTTCAATCTGTCTATCTAATAAAGTTACTTGTTTATTATTATCTTCTAATTTTTCTAAAGTAATATTAGAATTACCTTTATTATATGCTTGTTGATTAGCTCTTAATGTAATTTGAAGATTTTTACGTTGCTCTATTAAATTTTGTTTATTAGTTTCAAGTGCTTTAATATTTGTAGGATTAATAATTTGTTGAGAAGTAAAAGGCTCTACTGTAACAACTACATTAGATTCAGCTTGTTGTTTAGCTTGTGCTTTATAAGTTTCTTGTTGTGCTTTTAATGCACCTAATAATAACTCATCTTTATATAAAGTAAGTTTATCTTTAGTGTAACCATATTTAGCAGCAGGAACAACAGATTTACTAATCATTTCTTCATTCTTAAAAGCCTCTTGAATAGCATATACTGGATTTAAACTACCATTATTAATAGATTCTTGAATTTGTTCATTAGTAGGTTTATCTGTACCAAATAATCCTTTTTTAACATTAACACTTAATATAGCATTTACATTTTCAGCATTAGGCTCAATATTTCTAGTTTTAAACTGAGCATCTTCTTTTAAATAACTTTGGTATTTACCATCATTTTGTAAAGTTTTAATACCAGCTTGAAGTAACTCAGCTTCTGATATACTTTCTCTATCTGTTATACCTAAGTAACCTCTAACCTCATCACTTACTTTATATTTGCCAGTTTTAGGATCTAAAACAACACTTCCATCTGCTTCCCATCCTTTTAATGTTTTATCAACTAATTCTTGACCATTAACATAAGGTACAAAAGCATGAGGCTTAATATTAGGTTTAGATATAAATCCATTAACATCACGCTTTAAAGGATTAGCTTTAGCTTCTGCCATTATACGTTGCTTATGCCACTCAGCTTTAGCAGGATCTTCTATTTCACCCTTTTCATAAGCATCATCATAAACTTTATAAGCATCACCAATTTGTTTTTGTTTCTGCATTAATTCAGATGCACCATCTTTATTTACAAAATCGTAAGAATATTGATCTATATCTAAAACTTTATCTGCATAATTATCAGCATTTACTCCAGATAATACTTGATTTTGTTTAGCTAATATTTCATTATATAATTCAGGATCAGTATCTTTAGGTAATGCTCTCATCATTGTTTGCAAAGCATTAACATCATTTTTAGTTTGAACATAATCAGCTTCTCGTTTTTTACCTAATGCTTGAAATTTAGCATTAGGAGGAGCAACAAATCTAGAACGTTGTTCATTATATACAAATTCTCCTATATCTCCATAATTTCCCATAATATTTTAATTAATTGTTGAAGGTACAAAACTGTTAGAACCATTATAATTAAATTTTCTTTTTGCAGGAAGATTACGTCTAGCATATTCTTTTTTTAATGCAGCCATCATTTCAGGTGATTTATTAAAATAAGGATTAGCTTGAGCAGCTTTTAATTTTTCTCCAGTAGGGTCATCAAGTAAATCAGCCATATTATCAGCATCATAAAATTTAGTTAAATCTTTTTTCTCTTTATAATCAGCAAAATCAGCAGACATATTACTAATATTCTTCATTATATCTCTATTAATAGAGGTACTTCTTTCATAATTAGCTTTATTATATTCATCAGATAACTTATTATTTTCTGAAGCATTTTTCATTCTAGCTTCTGTATCTTGATTTTTTAATTGAGTTTCTATATTTTCTTTTTGACCTAATACTCCCATTTTCTGCTCATTACCTCTTAAATTAGATGAAGCAATATTTGCTCTAGCAATAGAACTATTAGATGTATTTCCTAATATATCATCTCTATTGGTCTTAGTTGTATTAGCAATAGCAGCTAATTGAGGGGTAGCATCTACGGAAGTTTTCATAGGAATATATCTATTTAGAATAGGTTTAGGAACTTTAGGAGAGTTATTAGCCATAATTAAACCAGCAGCATTATCAATAAGACTAGGAGCCATTTCAGAAAATGCAGAAGGAGGATTAGGTAAACCATCTTTAATTTTACCCATACCCTTAATTAAACTACCTGGTCCAGATAATTCATCTAACATTGCATTACCTACTCGTCTTTTATAATTAGGTCTATATGTAGGAGGATCAATTAAATCACCATATCCCATTTTAGGAATATATCCACCAGCAGCTAACATTTTTAATTCTTTATGACCTTCTGATTGTTTAACTTCTTCTTGTTTATTAAACAATACTTCATGTGCCATTTTCATTCCTGCAAGATTTCTTTCTAAACCATTACGATCTTTTGTATCTTTAATACCTTCTAATTTTTCTTCTAGTTTACCTGCTTTAGTAGCAATCTTTTTAGCCATTTGAGCAAATGTATTTTTAGAATTATATTTAAGTCTATCACTAAATACTTTTTCGTTATCTACAATAACTTCATCATCTTCTATTTCTGCTTTAGGATTACCTTGAGCATCATGTAAAGTAATTCCGTATTGACCATCAATTTTATTTTCTCCATGAGTATTACCTTCTGCAACTTCAGCATTAGAACTTAAAGATTCTAAATCTCCACCTATTGTTGCATATTTGCCTTTAGGAAAACCTTGTCTTAAGTTTCCTCCACCAGCATAATAATTAACATCATTAGTACCTTTAGTATTATATGTTTTTAAATATGCAGCATCCTCAACAGCTTGATTTGCCATTATTCTAGCTACTTGCTCTTGTCTAGCATCAGCAACATCTTGTCCAGCCATTGTTGATTGTATTAATCCTAGACCAGCACCTACTGCAGCACCCCAAGGACCAGCAGTACTTGCCACACCAGCTATTCCTGATAATGCTCCTCCACCATCAAAATAATAGTTTTTAGTTTTAGGTAATCTTTTAATTGTTTTCATAGTATTTAGTTTACCACCTAAATCAAACTTAGGTGTGATTGTTCTAGTTCTATTAACATCTGTATTAATATTATTTAAATCATTGACCTCATAATCTGTAGTGTTACCATTGCCATGCTCTTCATGAATTTTATAACTATTTGGTGGTTTTATTATAGGACTAATTATTGTTGGATTAATAGTAGGATTTTTTATTTTTATTACGTCTTGAGGTTTTAAATTATTTTGTATAAATTCTACTTTATCATTACTCTTACTAAAATTATTTATATTTTCAGATTTATTAGTATTAATTTTATCTTTACTAATACCTATTAGTTTTTTATTTTGTATTAGTTTAGTAGGACTATTAGATTTTAAATTAACTTTTTCTTCAGGAGCTTTAAAGTTAAAAGTAATAACTCCTTCATTACCACTTACTTTATTATAAGTACCTGCAAAACTTTTAGGAATTAAAGAATTTTTTGTTTTACTTGTATAAGTAATATTACTTATTGGTTTTATTTTAGAACCATTAGGAGTAGTAGGAGTAAAATCATCTGCTTTACTTTTAAATACATTTTCTGCTAATTCAGGTTCATATATTTTTTTTAGTTCATTATATTTATTAATAGATTTAAGATTTTCATCTTTAGCTAAAGTATTATTATATCTACTTCTATTATAAAGATATAGACTATCTACATAGGCTTTATATCTAGGATGTTCTTTATTAGGAACATTAATTTGTTTAGATTTCTTAGGTTGTATCATAATCTATAATTTTAAGTTCTATCACTATTTCTACTCTTAACATTCACTACATTAATATAAGTAGTATTATTAGTATCATTATTAATAATCATACGAACCACTATAAAGGTATGAATAAAATTTGATTTATCAAACCAACTTTTATTAATATTAATATTACTTACATTAATACTACCAACGTTATTCACTATAGGCAAATTAGAATTAACTACAAAATCTCTAAAACCATTAAAATCCCAATTACCTTCATTATTTCTACTTATCTTAATTGTATTACTCGGTATACTTAATTCTCCAGTACATTGAAAATCTGTATAAAGCATTAAAGCATCAATAGTTTTAAAATAATAATTTTCTCCATTTTTATCTGTAACTATTGTATTCCAAGTAACATTTTGATATAGTTTAGAAATATCTATACGATTATTAAAGATTAAATCTATATAACTTTTAGCTTTAATTCCAAAATGAAATAATCTTTTGGTAGTTAAACTATTTTGTTGATATAACAAAGCATCTGAATTAGTATTTACTGCATTATAGAGATTTTTATTTGTATTAAAATAAGTAGATGGAAAATAATCATGCTCACATATCCATTTTTTCTTATCTAAATCATATGATATAGTTTTAGATATTTCTTTATAATAATCAGTATTTGTAAAAGGTATAAGTTCTAAAGTATTTGCATCTCGTACTCCATCCATAAATACTCCTATTGCTCCTGTTTCAGGAGCACTATTTTCTACTGCATCTATATCAATAATATAAGCCTTTTTAGTAAATAATAATCTATGATATTTTTCATCATAGCCTATAATATGACCAATTTGAGTAAAAGGGTTATCAACATTTTGTTGATTTCCAAATCTATCAAGAGTATAAATACCTAATTCAGCTGTTGACCAATTTTCTGTAAACCATATACTCATATCTTCTTCAGAAATTTCACTACCTCCTTCTGATATAATAAATATTTTACCTTTAACTTGATCTCCTACAACATAACCTCCTTTAAATACTATAGAAGCAAATTTACTAGTACAACCAATATAACCTTTATTACTATTATAAAATATCTCATCAGGTTGTCTATCAAATAAATCTCCTACTCCTAAATAAGTTTCAGTATTATCATGAGTTAATTTGTCTTTTATACTTGCAAGAAATAGAGAATACTTTTGCTGAATAAATAATATTTTATTTGTTCCTCTTAATGCAGTAATAGCTCCTCTATCATTAAGCATCTCTTTATAACTATTAGCAAGAAAAGTTCTAATACCAGTAGTAGTTAAATTTTCATCAGCTACTACTAAGCTACGATGTATTCGATAAGGGAAATAACTTACAAATATATTAGTTATACTAAAACTTACCCCAACAAAAATATCATTTAAACTTCTTAATGTTTCTTTATTAAAAACTTCTAACTTATAATCAAAAGTATTCAATAAATCAATATCATTAGGTGGGGAATCAAGATACTCATAAGTATTGGCTAATTGCTTTTGTCCTTTATCTAAATATATTTCAGAATTAGCACAAACACTAAATCCTCCTTTAATACCTAATTTAAAAAATTTAACTCTAGCAAAATTATAATTTCCTACTTGAAAACCTATTATTACAGTAGTAACAACATTATATAAATTATTAGTAAATATATCTCCACAATTTATAAAAGGATTAGGATTATTTATAGTTTTTTTACCTAAAACAATAAAATCTTTAGGATTAAACCCAGCATATACATTAATAGGTAAATTTAAAAGTGTAGTGTTAAGTCCTATACTAAAAACTTTAAATCCAGATATATTAATAGAATCATATTTTTTTAAAGTACTATCGTAAGCATCTATAGATACGTTTCCAGGTATTCCACTATCATCTGTCCCATCATAAAAACCAACTATTCCTAAAGGATTCCATCTATTATTTTGATATTTATGTGTCCCTATTAATGGCTCAAGAGTATTATGACAAAATAAATTAATACCTGTTTCAGTATATAAAGTAAATGCAGCTTGATTATTCTCAGGAACATATTTAATATCATTAACCACAGCAAATCTTTGAGCATCAGGAACTAAGTAAAAACTAGGAATAGCTGTAGCAGATACTTCAGATACTCCTCCAACAGTTCCTCTAGTCGCTTCTTTTGTATAGTCTAGATTTTCAGCACTAACTACACCTGATACAGGACCATAAGCATCTCTAAGTGCATAATTAGCTTTAATTATTCTAGGAGTTATTTTAGGAGTATAAGAAAATAAAGTATTACTTCTTACTTTACTAAAACCAAATTGACAAGCATATAAATTATAAGGGGGAGTACTAGGAGCAAGTGAAGGCATTTTAGTATACATAGTGGATTCAAATACAGTAGATACACCAGTATCAATATTTGTTACTCCACTAGCATTGTATGCTAAAGCTTGTTTTATAAAATTAATATCTTCAACTAAATAATCTCCTGCTTTTCTTTTAACTATTGATAATTTATATCCTTGAATTTGATTTAATATAGCAGGAGGAACAACAGTATTAAAATTAGTAACATTTATTCCAAATGCAGGAATAAGTCCTCTAAATTTACTTAAGGGATCACCAAAAGGATTTTCTTCATTCTTATTATCATATCCTAAAATACAAGGAAATTTTGTTACTAGGGCATTAAGACCAGGAACACGATGATATCTAATATTAGTACTTCTTAAATCTTCTCCACCAACTATAGTAGAACCATCATAATCTACTCCACTATTATACTCATTGTCATTTGGATAAGTTTCTTGGTTTTCCCAATAACCCCATCTAAGAAGAAATTCCGCAGGATTGTAAGGAATACTAATAGGTATAGTATTATTAACAAATCCTCCAGTATTAAATATTCTAAATTTTTTAAACACTTCAGGATTTAAACTATTTAGACCAAGATTATCAATATCTGTAGAAGATAATACATTTAAATTATCTCCATAAGGTTTTACACCAGGAATATGATACTCTTCTCCATAAGTGCCATTAAGAAATTGAGGACATATTGTTATAGAATATACTTCATCAGGACATAACATAGGTGTAGTAAAATCACTAGCTTTTTTAATATCATAAGTTAATTCTAATTCTAATTGATTTGCATATTTTTGAAATTTAAATGCTTCTGTACCTACAAGATGACCAATAAGTAATTCACTATTATTAAAAGTCATAGTTTCTACTCTACTATAAATAGCCTTAGGAACAACTAATTCATCTGTAGCTATAGTAGTATAATTTGTTAAAGAAGATATAATGGTATTATAACTTGTACCTGAATAAGTAAGTACTTCACTTTGATATCCAAATAATCCAGAATCTTTTACAACTAATAAACCTAATCTAAGTTTAGAATACCTTGCATCTAAATTAGTTAAAAATACTTCTATATTTCGTTTATTTAATTCTCTAAAATTATAAGTAGGATAAGTAGCTACATGAATAGGAAAAAATACAGTAGATGTTAAAGAATCATTACTTACATAACTATAACTTATATAAATAACATCAGCTTCTAATGTACCATTATTTATATATTTTACATCTATATCAGCATCTAAAGCATCTAAAAATAGATTTAATTTTACTACATCAGTAGGATTAGTTAATTCTAATCCTGTTAAAGGTACAGGAAAATTAGTAAGATTAATTAAACGTGGTACATTACTATCAGCAAAAACACCATCACAAAAAGCAACAATTAATTCTTTTTTAAAATTATAAAAAAATACTCCTTCAATTGGTCTATCAACTTTAAAACCTAAATAAAGACTTCTTATTTTAGGAATATATTGACCAATTCCTGATATTTCTGTATAAATACCAATACACGAATATATACCATCAACACTAAAACATATAACTTCTTCATTTGTATCAATTCTTCCAATAATTTGTCCAGGAATAGTTACTTTAAGATCAAACCCATCTTCATCCATTATAGATTTCCAACCTTTTGTCATAAGTATATTACGAGCAAATTCCCACATACCTGTGGGAATTTTACTTTTAATATTATTTCTATGCATTCCATTAAATTCTTCCATAACTTATACTATATAATTATTAGTATGTAAATCTCCTAATATTGGATTAGTCCACATATTAGTAAACTCTTGTAATTCTGATATATCCATCCAATTAACTGAGTTAGCAGCAGCAGGATAATTTTTTTCCCACAATGCTAAAGCATCTTTAGGAGATATTACAGGATGAGTATATCCTGATAATGCCATACGCCATATAAAATAATATTGTAAAGCATTATTTAATTTAGTATCTTTAGGAACCATAGGATAACCATCACAATCTGTTGGTAAACCTTTATAAGCAATATAAACATAACCACTTGAAAAACTTGTATTTAGAAAATTACCACTTATATTACCATACATAAATCTTTCAGGAGTTTCTCTTTTTATTCCTGCACCAATTAATGGGTTATTTCTAATTTCAAGTTTACCTAACTCTGTAATAGTTTGTGCTCTATCAGTAGAATTAGTTACCCAGATACCATAAAGGTTCTCAATATCACAAGGTAACGAACATCTATTACTTTCAATTTTTTTAATAGTATGTTTAGGAATAAAATAATTAGGAATACCTATAATTTCAATAGCATCACGAGTCCATTGAGGAAGATCATCTACATAATTAGTATCATCTATATTATACTCTTTAAGAAATCTACCTATAACAACTTTAATGGATATTAGATTAAGTAGCATAATGTTCTGTATTAAAGTTAGTAAGTTGTGCTTCTGTAAGAGTATTTTTATATTCAGTCAATTTACTTACAGGACTATTAGAACCTCTATATGGCTCAAATGTAAAGTTTTTAATATTAGGAAGTCTTATAAATTGTTTATTCTCTAACTCCCATTGAAAAAATAAACTAAAACCAGTAAACTCATGTAGCCATTTAATACCATTATATTCTTGATTATTTTGTTTAGCTACTTCAGCATCATTTTTAAGATAAGGTATTTTACCTTCTTCAATAAGTTTCTTTTTATTATCTAAACTAATTTTCCAATTAATACTAGGTCTAGGACTTTTATTAGATATAAGTAATAAACCCCCAAGAAATAAATCTTTAAATTTATACTTATAATAAATAATTTCTTCACTAAGTAATTCATTAAATCTATTAAGTATATAATTAAATATTACAGGTTTAATTTTATGTTGTAATATTAAATTTTTAACTTCTATTTTATTATTATAAATAATACAAGAGGAATTATAATCTTTAAGTTTAGCATTATAAAATATTTCATAAGAACTTGTAGGATTATCAATTACTTTTTCTTTACCTAACTCAATATTTTCAAAATTTACATTATCAGGTAAACTAATTAGTTTAAAATAACTTAATAACTTTTTTTTATTTCTTTCAAGAAGTTTAAGTTCTTTATTAATAATATCTAACTCAATATTAAATTTAACTTCATGTAATTCATACATTGTATTATTCGTTATCATCAGGATGTATATTTACTTGTTCACCATCTTTTACTTTAATAGGATATTCTCCTTTAAGTATATTATTTGTAATACTCATTAACATATCTAATCCAATAGGAAAAGGCATATCATCCATATAAGTATCATTATTAACACAAGCATTATAAAGTTCTCTAGGATTTTCAAATATTCCTTTAATCATTACATTACTAATATTTAAAGATTCATTAATATCACAAAGGTTTAAATTATTAATAATATATATTCTATTGTTTAAATATATATAAAATATATTATTTTCTTGATAAGGAATATGTTGATAATAATAATATTTATCTAATGTAGTAAATGTAAAGTTTTTACTACCATCTACTTTACCTAGAAATAGAAAAGGGTTTCTACTAGATACTTTAGTTCTTACAGAAGTAGGAATTAATTGTTTACTTCTAAGAATTTTATATTTATCTTGTTTAGTTACATTTGCACAAATAGCTGAAATATTACTGAAGTCAGCATTAAATTCTTCAAGTAAATTAACTACTTCAAATTGTATAGTCCCCACTTGTGAAAAATGTGATTCAGATAAAAAGTTTTTATCTAAATCATCACGAATAAATTTAGCTCTATAAATTATTACAGTATCTTTAATACTTTCTCGTAAAGTAAGATTAAATTGATCTCCTAATTTATATGCAATATTTTCAGCTATTTGATTTAATGTAGTCATTTTAAAAGAATTTAATGATTGATATTGCTACAACTTTATCTTTAAATAAAGCTTCATTTTGATAAGCTTTAGTAACAGGATTTTTTGTTTCTGTATTCCATAAATAACTTCCTTGAATTTGTAACTTATTAGGAAACATATATGCACCAGAAATACCTAAATTTTTATTACTATCAATTGCTCCACCAAATCCTATAAGTCCTCTAGGTTTATTTGTTAATGTAGTTTCTTTAGTAGTAATTACATTTTTGGTTTCTCTTACAAGTATAGGGTTTTTTGGCTTATAACACAAGGTTTGAGCGATAATTTTACAGTCGCTAGGGTTAACATAACTTGTTACTGTTCCCTCGTTTAAGGTATCTGAAAATGCGTTGACTTGCTCGAAAACACTAGCATAAATGGTGTCGGTTGAAGTCAAAAAAGTGGATAAAGCAGATGTATTGCCTTTAGAAGAAACTTTAGTGTTAGTGTCTTTTCTATCCTTATATACTATTTGAGTTTTAAAATCAGTAATTACTTTTTGTTTACCTAATCTATATATAACAGTTTGTAAACTATCATACTTAAAGTATATAGAATCAAATGTAGATTTTAAAGTATCAGTATGTATTTTATACTCAGTATCTGTATATCCTCCTAAACCATTAATAATTGCTGGTTTAATAGTATTTTTACAAGCATGAAAAAAGAAAATTAGAATAACAAGTATTACTATTACTTGAATAACTCTTTTTATATTAGTGTTTATCATAATTTTATTATTTAATTCGTCTTAATACAGATTTCTTAACAGCAATTAGATTAGTAGCATAATTAGGGTCAGTTGCATAACCAGCTTTAGCAATTTCTATAAAAAATCTATCAGGATCTTGTTTATATTTTATTGCTTCTTTATATCTAGGATTTTTTAAAAAGAAATTAATATGATCTGTAAAAGCAATTTCAGCAGAATCATATTTTCTAAAGTAATCTTTAATAGTGTATTTGAATAATTTACCACTAAAAACTTTACTTAATATAATTGGAAATTTTAAATTTCCATTTTTAGAAAATTCAGTAGTAATTATTAATTGTTCATTGTCATTTATTCCGTCAGTATCTTTAATACCAAAGAAATTATTTCCTACTGCTTTTTTACCCCAACCACTTTCTTGTGCACCTTGTGTTAATGGTATAAGATAACTAAATCCTGTTTTCTTCTCAACTGTTTTAGCAAAAGGAAGATATGTTTTTACAAATTCTTCTGGAGTCATAACTTTATTTTTTAATTATTATTTTAAACTTTTAGTTACTATATCTTGAAGTAAATCCAATCTTTTAACACTGCTATTATTAATAGTAGTAAGGATTGCTACTTCTTTTTCAATATTATTTACCTTAGTAATACTAGTTTTACTCTCTCTTTGTAATTCTCTAGTATCATGAACAGTATGTTCTAAATTAATTTTAATAGTATTAAGATTTAAATTTACAGTATCAAGTAAATCTTTAACTTCTTTTAAAGTCTGTTGTGTTTCTTCATCAGATTTATCATCTTTTTTAAATAAACGTGCCATTAAAAATCCTACTATAGCAGTTATTAATGGTATAAGTGTAGCAATATAATCCATAGGGAGATAAGTTAATAAAGGGTAACTATTACAGTTACCCTTTAAATTAATAATTAATCAATTTTAAGTAGTAGGTGGAGTAGTAGGTGGAGTAGTAGCATCTGCTCCAGCAATTAAACCAAGTCCTCCAAGAATTCCTCCTATTTGTAAAGTAAAAGTTTCCTGTGTAAGTGTTCCTGTCATAACAGAATGAACAAGAGAATAACCACTACCTAAGATTAATAAAAGACCAGCAGAAGTAGTTTTCCAATTTTTAAAAACATTTTTCATATATATAAAATTTAAAGTTACTAATTAATAATGTTATTTTTTAGTTCTAAATACTTCAGGATTTATAGGATTAGAAGATTTCCATAATCCTTTTTTATTTTTTTTAGCAGTTCTTTCTAATGAAGCTAAATAACTAGATTTATTATATTTTTTATAATGCCATGCTAAACCTTGTTTAAGTAATTCTCTTGAAAGACTTTTATTTTTACCATAAATTATAAAACCAACTGTTCTACCATACATATCAATTCTATCTATATATACTAAAACTTCTTTATTAAGTATAGCTCTAGTACTAAAAATTGCAGCACTATCACCATATTCTTGTTTTTTCTCAGGACAATCAACTCCTGCTAGTCTAATAGTAGTACCATGTTTAATACTATCAGTTAATACATAAGTATCACCATCTTTAATTCTAGTAATAGTTCCTTGTAATTGAGCTGTACTAATCAAAGTACATAAAAACAAAATAAATACGAATAAATTTTTCATAAAATTTAATTTAGATTAATAATATTATTCATTAACAAAAGGTATAAAATAAGTAGCAATATTTCCTCCTAAAGTATCATAACCAGCAGTAGCATAATGTACACCATCTTGCATAGGAAAACCAGTTGTACTTTGTGATGTACTACCAACAACATTAGAACTTCTACTAGGATTATCAGTTAAATAATCAGTACCCATCGCTACTTGACTAGCAACAACTTGATTAAACGAATCCGCATTTAAACCTGCTCCTATACCTTGTGTTGTTTGTGGAAAAAATAATCTTAATTTATTTACAGTATAACCATTTCCATTTGTTAATTGATTTTTAGTTGTATTTTGAATATAATCAATTGTATTATTTATAAGATTATAAGTATTTTGTTTATAATTATATCCACCAGTCCAAGATATAGTGCCAGAAGTTGCTCCGGAATTAACAACAGTTATTGTAAAGGTATTATTATCAATTTTAGTTATTTGATAATCTCCTGAAGGGATAGGAGTAGTATCAGATGAACTATAAAATCCAGGTTTACATTGAGTAACTAAACCATGATTAGTTGATGTTATAGTAGCAGTTGTACCAACTCTAACCCAAGTAGCACTTTGTGAACCAAATAAAGCATCATTAGCACCCTCTATCCAAATAAATCCTCTAAATACAGGAATTCTTCTATAACTATGAACTAGATCATATAGTGCTTGAGGAATTACAGCAGTTGTAAATCTATTATATGACGAAATAGCTGTACTAGTATTAAAATCAGCAAACCCTCCATCATTTCGTTGAAATACCGTATTAGAACCTACTCCATATTTTATAATAAAATTATCTTGTACTGCCCCCATTGATTTACCAAATCTCATTTCAGCACCATGTTGTGTAGAAGGATTTTCAGTAGGTATAGTTTGATTTGTGCCTAATAGTAATTTACCTGCCCAAGAAGTATAATTATAACTAGGAAATAATTCTGCAAATGTTCCTGATATATTACCTATTAAATCACCAGCAATAGATGCATTAACTCCTCTACCAGCAGCATTAGAATCTCCAGCAAATAAATACACATTAATAGGACTAGGAGTAATGGACTGAAATCGTCTACTATTCATAGATATTGCTTCTGATGTTGTTAAAGTCCTATTAAATACTACTATATCTTTTAAATAAAAATTAGCAGATGCAGCCAAACTTTGACAAACATTCATTACACCGATAGCATTACCTACACCAGGACTTAAAGAAATAGTTTGTGTAGCAACTTGTGTACCATTAACAAACATAGTTGCAGTAGAACCAGAACGAGTAACTCTAATTATATTAGTAGTATTAACAGTTAAGTTATTAGCGCCATTTAAACTAATAAAAGCTGCTGTACCATTTCCTACCCTAAATTCAAGTCGATTAGTACCACTATTAGATGCTCTAAACAGAATTCCTTTATCAGTATTAGAAAATCCATTATTACAAAGAATTACTCTATTATATGTAGAGGTAGCTGTAGGACATATAAATACAGTAGCCCAAATATCAAAATCACTACCAGTATGTATAAAATTATAATCTGCTGAAGTACCTGTAATCATTTCAGCTCCATCACCAAAAAACCATCCTTCTCCATTATATATGGGTTTACTTCCTAAAGTACCAGCGGTTGCTAGTGCTTGTCCCGTTGTTGCAGTTGCACTATTTATGATATTCCCTCTTTGTCGAGTTCCATTGTTATCAACCGTAGATACAAAAGCATCTTTATAAGGATTAATAAATAATGTAGGAGATAGTGTACTAGGATTAAAACCATTCATCATACTAGAAATAGTTATAGCTTTTTGACTATAACTAATAATAGAAAATAATAATAATATTTTATATATATGTTTCATATTAATTAACTTTTACTGAATACCAAATTTCTCCATCAACTTGCGTAAATATAAATCTATTAACTGTTCCATTTGTAGTTACAATAGTATCATTACCTATGTTTTTCCATGCACCTACTGGGTTTATTGGGCTACCATTAGCTGTAATAGTCAAAACAGCAAATCCTAATATAGTTGGTGTACCTGATACAGCAAAAGTTATTGTACCAGTTTGTGTATAAGCTAGATAAGATCTTCCTCCTATTTTATCTAAAGATATATTAGTACCATTGAATGTAAGTCCTGTAACAGGAGCATAAGTAGTGTCCACATAAGCGGTACTAGCGGCTTTAGTAGAATTATCATTAACAGTTTGTGTACCTACAATAGGATTAGATAAAGTAGGAGAGGTACTAAATACGGCAGTACCAGTACCAGTTTCATCAGATAATACTCCTATTAATTCACTTGATGTAGTAGTAGAAAATTGTGAAAGATTTCCACTTATATCAGCTTTTAATCCTAATCCAATATTTACAGCACTTTTACTAGGGGCAACAGTAGTAGAAGAAGATAAGTCATTTGCTACTTTAGTATCCGCATAAGCATCTCTAGTAGTTGTATATGTTGAAGATATATCAATAACAGGAGTAGTTGTGCCAGTAGCTACAGTAATTACATTAGTTGTACCACTAACACTAGTAACAGTACCACCACTAGCAGCAATTGTAATATTACCATTAATATCTGCAAAAACATTATTAACTGAAATAGGTAAAGAATGAGTACCAGTAGTATTAGGTAATTCTAAAAAAGAACTTTGTGTTATATTTGTACATTTTATTGTAGAAGCAAAAGATTGAGTACCTCTAAAATCTATTCCTGTTTTAGATATATAAACACCTTGTATATCACCATTTCCTTCTACTGAAATATAGTCCCCTCCTAAACGAGAAAACGATAAATTATTAGTAGGTCTAAGTTGTATATATTGACCAAGATTACTAACATTCCCAGAAATTAAAACTTGTGCAATAGTAGGTACTGTAGATGTACCACCTCCACTACCATAAGGTAAATTAATAACATTACCAAGTACATCTATATATAACTGTCTTAAACTTGTTACAGGTTTAGTAGTGGTTAAAGGATTAAAAGTAGGTACATTAGTAAATTGTAATTTTTGGTCAAATTTAATAGGATTTTGTGCAGAAGCAGTTGCTATAAAAAGCAACAATAAGATTTTAAATATATTTTTCATAATTTTAAATTAAAGATTAAAAATTAAATAGTATCTCGATATTCGTAATGAAGAACAGCACCATCTGCAGGATTCCAAGCAGCTAAATTTACTGCAGACTTAATAAAAAGAGTATTAACATTATTATCAGGTGCGCCTACAGAACTAAAATCTCTAATAGGACTAGACTGAGTAGCAATTCTAAATGCAGTACCTATAGGATAAGAGGCAAAAGTAATATTACTAGTAATATCTCTTCTAACTATAAAAGCAGCACCTATAGGTAAACCTGCAATAATAGCAGCCTGTTTATCAGGAAAGATTCTTAAAGATTCTATAATATCTCTACCAATAATATTATAAGCACTTCTATACCCTCCTAATGTTAAGTCTATTTTAACAGTATCAATTTCTGAACCCTCAAATACATTAGAATTAAATACTACACTTCCCTCAGTATTACTATTAATTCCCCATATATTAGAATTTCCAGTAGAAGTTATTAATCCTCCTCCATTTATTAATAAATCAGTACTAAAATAAACGGTATTACAATTACTTATATCAAGACGACCAGCAATACCTTTTCTATCAAAAAATCTTTTAGCATGACCCCTAAATTCACAATTTCTTGCAATAAATAAAGGACCATCTATTAAATCTATAGTAGCTGCATCTAATGTTATTGCTCTTTCTCTATCAGGATTTAATACATCTACAAAAGATTGTACAGAAATTAAACAATTAAATACTCTAACCCAACCTCCAGTAATTTTAATAGCCTCTAATAAAGGATTAATAGGAGAAGTTAATGTACCACTTCCTATAGAAGCGTTTTCTCTAAACTCTATTTTAGATTTTCCTTCATTTTTTACTATACCTTGTTGAGGTGCTGTTAATCTACAAGTAATTTCAAAAGTTAAAAATCCTGCATTTTGATTATTTAAAAAAGTAGTACCACTATTAATAAGATATTTATTAATATCAGTTTGTAAACTAGTAATTTCACCTTCTCCAAAAAGATAAAGAGTTTTACCAGATATATAAGTACTTGAATTAACAGAATTACCACTATTCCAAAAACCACTTCCTTGTATTTCTAATAAACTATCTTTTAACATAGTAAGTTTTGCAGCAATATACCCTACATTACTATTACTAAAATGAGCAGGGTTATCCATATCAATTAATTTACCAATAGTAGTAGAAATTATATAACCTCCTATTTCTAAATCTAAATCACTAACACTAAAATCTCCAGCATAAGTATAACCAAATATACTAGAAAGTATTTGAATTTTTTGTCCACTTCTTTGTGGTAGTAATCTAGTACCAGAACCTATAAAATAAGCTATACCATTTTGCATAGCACTATCAGAAGTAATAGTTGGTAAAGTTAAAGGAGAGTTTAAAACAAATCTAATTGTATTAGTAAAGGGTTTAGCTAAAGTACCTTCTCCTACATAATCAAAAGCAATAATAGGAATATTATTATTAGCAAGTTTATTTGCTTTCAACCAATCATCATAAGTAGGAAAGTAACTATTATTAATATATATACTAGGTACAGAAGATGTTTGTGGTAATTCTAATGTTTGAGTATCACCAACGATAGTACTAATTAAACTATTAGATACAATATTTAATATAGGAGGAACTAATACAAAATTATATACTTTGTTAGAATAATCTATACCCATACAAATACTTCCAACAGGATAAGTATAATCAGAAGCAAGTAGTCCTTGCTCACTATTAAGAATTTCTTGCCATCTATAAGATACTCCTTCTTCTAAACAACGTATTACCATATTTCTATAATAAGTAAAAGCTTTATTATTATTAAGACCTAATGTAGAAATCTGTGCAATATTTTTTACTTCCACTTTATCGTCTAAAGGCAATTGAGTAGTTACACTAAAACCATTTATTCTATTCTCCATTGTTATAAGATTTTAAATTTAAAGTTTACAGTTCCATAAGAATGATATTCTTTAGTTACAAATACAGCAGCAGATAATAAGGTAACATAGTCTACATCAAATTCATGAGTTATATTATTACCTAAAGAGTCCTCAATTATGAAATTAGTTAATGGTGTAGCTTTTATTACAAAAGCTATTCTACCAATATTAGATAATACAATAGAAACACCTTGATTAAACTCATTAAATGGTTTAACACTTTTACCATTTAAGTAAGCTTGAGTAATTAAAGGATATATTTCTGTTATAGTATTTTCAATATTATTATCTTGCCAATAATAAACTTCTAAATTTTCAGTAGAAGTAATTATTTCTATAAGAGAATCAACATTTATTCCTAAATTAAGAATACATTTTTTAATAGTATCGTATTTATAAATAGTTTTAAGATATTCTAGTTCTTCAATTACTTCATCATTTGTAAAAATTGAAGTAGGAATAAAACTCTTATCATATAAATATAAACCTAAATAGTATATAGATATAAAATAATTAAATAAATCTTGATTTGTGTGAGTTTTTCCATCAATATCAGTTTCTAATAATTGTTTACATAATTCTTCTTTAATAAAACAAATGTTATTATAAATAGCTTCTGAATTAAAATTATCTAAAAAAGTATTAAATTTAGTAGGAGCATTAAAAGTAAAAGGTTTAATTAAATTATTATATACTTGAATATAATTAAAAAGACTTTGATTTCTTAAACAAACTTTAGCTTCTTTACTAATACAATTTTCATCAGAATCATTACAATTACCACAATCATTACATTTTGAACATAAAGTTTTCTCTATTAAAGGAATAAGTCTAGTTCTATAATTTTTCCAAGAGGAAAAATATACATTAACGCCACCCATAAATACTCTATAATTTCCATCAGTAAGAATAGGTAAAACTATATTACCTTTAGTAATATAATCTACATCATTAATTCCTACTAAAGTAGCAGTTACTATTGTTTTAGCAATACCAGTACAATCTATAGAAGATAAAGTATAAGTAGTTAGATTAATAGTTCTATTATAAAGAACAAAATCATCTTTAAATCTTTTTAATAGGAATATATTATTTTGAATTGTTATCATAAGTACATTAGGTGTTAAATAAAAAACCTACTAACACTTAGTTAGTATTAGTAGGTTTAAAATCATAAGTAAAAAGACTTTAAGATACAGCATTATCTATGGCATTAGTATCAGGCTCATCACCAGGTTCAGCCCCTCCTACCATTGCATATGTATTTCCAAGAATTAATTGAAAAAATGCAGTAATAGTTGCAAATGTACTTGCAGTAGGAGCAGCAAAAGTCATAGTATTTCTAGCTACTTGACGATTAGTAGTAGCCGTAGACGCAATTCCATCCCACCCAAGAGTAATAACATTAAAGTTTAATGCACTATCAACTTGATTAGGAGCAGAATACCATAAATCAGGTAATTCTACATAACCACTATTTCCAAGATTTTTAGTATAGTCTTTTTCCATAGCAAGAATATCAGTTCCTTTACCTAATCCACATTTAGCTTCAGTAGTTGTTACTGGAACAACACCAGCAAATATTCCATCTAAAGATAAAGCTAAATCTACGTGCTCATTTGCACAAGTAAAAGTAATACCTAAGAAAGTATTAGTACCATCAATTACTTTAGCAGCAGTAGCAAATACATTTCCAGTATTAGTCATAGCTGTATTTAATTGTGCTATTACTCTATCTACATAAGCTTCTGGAGTTTCATTAGCATTTTTTGTTACAGATGCATTAATACGTTGTGTAGCAATAGTATGATCATAACTAAGATTTCTTACTGTAATATTACCTTCGCCTGTAGAAGGAATATTAAGAGTCAATAATGCAGTAATACCACCAATACGAACAACCTTATTCTGTGGTGCAGAATATAATTGCTCACTATAAGAAGTAATATTAAAACGATTAATAGGAGCAGAAACTCTAAACTTACCATCAGCAAGTTTAGTAATAAATTTAATTTCTTTAAGAGAGGTTAAATCAGCAGCAGCAGAACCTACTCCAATAATTTCTCTTCCATCCCCAACAGCAATTAAATCACCAACAATCATGTCATCTAATTCGGCAATAGATGCAATAGTTGCAATAGCACCAATTTGTTTTACTACTAGTAAATTTTCCATATTATTTAAATTATTCAGTTAATAAATTATCTTGTTTAAATTTCTCATAAGTATCAGAAGCAATTACAGCTTTAATAGATTCAGCTACATTTCCTACAATTTCTTCTAATACAGTATCAGGTAATTCAGAATTATATCCTAAAAGTAAATCTATTTTTAATGGTTTCACTTTATATGTTAAATTTACGGTTTTCATTACCACATTTTTAACTTTCGGAAAAATGATACCATCATCACGAAGATAAGCTACAACATTTTCATCTTTACTTTTAGATAAATAAGAATTATTAATATCACTTTTAAATTCTTCATCAACTATTCTAACAGGAGATGTTAAAGTTGTAGTAATTAATTTATATAAATCTACTTCAATAGTATCAGTAGTGGTAATAACTACACCATTTCTAATAACATTAATTAGGAATAATTTAGTACTTCTAAACTCTAACTTCTTAGTTAATTTATTATATCTAAATTCTAAATCTTTTGGAAGCTTTCTTGTAATCTCTCCTATAATAGCATTACTATATATAAATTCTTTTCGGTAGTCTTGTATACTATCTTGAGGAAAATACTCATTAGGTAAAGAAGTTAAATCAAAAAGAACAGTAGTAAGACCATTTATAACAGTACTAATAATTAATGTACTAGCACTAATAAAATTAGGAATTGTTACAGTTTTATAATTATAACTTATTTGAGAGTCAGGAACTAAAGAAGGATTACAATTAGGAATAAGATCTATTTCACTACTAATATAATCTAAAAAATCAAAAGGAAGTTTGATATAAACTTCCTTTTGATTAAGACTTAAAATTGGTAGAGATACAGTATTGTATAGTACATTAGTGTCTTGAACTCTTTTTATAGTATCAAAAGAACCAAGTTGTTTAGTATTAGAACGAGGATTAAATCTAGTTTTAATAAATTTAGTAATTTCTCTATTAAGAAAAAAATCTAGTTCTTGAGGTAGGAAGTTTTTATTCCAATTACTACTAGACTTTTGTAATAATATATCTATTGCAATATGTAACTCTTGTGTAGTCATTATTTAAGTTGTATTTCTCTTAATAAAGTTTCTTTATATTTTTTACCTTTTTCTTCATTGTTTAAGAAGTTAACTGCATCAGAAAGAGTTAATCCTAATAAGTCATCATTAAAATAATATGAAGTTGTATTAGGAGCATTTCTAACTTTATTTAATCTTACTGCTTGATAAACTAAATACTTATCTTCCCATTGTTCATCTTTAGCATAGTTAACAAAGTTAACCATATTTTCAACAGGCTCAGAGAAAGCAAGTTCATCAATTTTAAGTAATTTATCAGTATCAGTATCAAAGTCTTTAGGATTAAGACTGAACATAAGTAATACTGCATCAATTCTTCTACTATTAGTAGCCAAGTCTTGCATAAGTGCAACAGCTGTATTTCTAAGTTCAATTTTATTAAGTTGAGCTTTAACAGATGCAGCTTTCTCGAAGATATAAAAGTCTATTTTAGGAGATTTATCAATATCTTCAAATTTATTAGCTACTTTAGAATATCTTAAACAGTAATTTAAAAGTAAGTAATCCGAAACACTTTCATCATCAACTTTAACATATACTACAGGATTTTCTCTAGTAGATTTAGTTATACCTAATTGAATTAATTCATTTACTTTTGCAACTTTATCTTCAATACCTATAATAGAATCAAGTCGTTCTTTTCTTGCTTTACCTAAAACAGTAAGTTTAATATTAATAGCAATTCCTTTTTCATGGTCTTTAAGAAAGACTTCATCATGTGGAACAGGTCTACTAATACTTGCCCAATAATCATCTACATTTCTTCTAAACAAAGGGTCATTATCACTAATACCAATTAAAGAAGGCATAAATAACATTTCTAAATCCCCAGTTACTCCTTTAAGATTAGCTCTAGTTTTTAAATCTAAAGATGCTCCTACTTTATAAGTCCTTTCAGCAGGGTCTTGTCCAGGTAATGCAGTATTATTAGGTTTACGACGAATAGAACAAACTACGGAACATTGATGTTTAGATTCATCAGGAGTTGTAGATGGGGTAGAAGCAATGAGAGTAGTATCAGATGTTGGTGGAGTTGAAGGAATAGGAGTAGCGTTAGTTGTACCTGTAATATCAGGAGTACTATTATCTTTAAGTGTGTCCATATTATATAAATATATTTATTAAGAATAATTAATTTTTCAGTTAGAATAAAAAGAAAGACTACTTATAATAAGTAGTCTTTCTAAATAAGTTTCTTTATATTAACTAGCAGTACAATATAAAGAGAAACAATGTGTATTTCTACGAATAGCTACACCAAGAGTTTTCATGTAATGAATACTTGTTTTATCTTGAGAAGTAGACAATTTAATATCCATAGTGTTACCAGAATAATCACCATAGTTAAGACCTTTTAACAAAGTCATACCTTGTTCAATACCTCTAATAAGAGAACGACCTTTTTGAGTTACTAATTGAAGGTTATTTACACCATCATATACAGACATATCAACAAAGTGCATTTCATAAGAAGTCATTGGTTTACCACTAATAGGGTGAGTAGGGGCATTTTGTGCAGTACCACCAAAATCAAGATAAGGTAAATGAGATACAGTTACCATATGACCATCAATATGACGATATTGTGTAAATGCATTACCAAATACTAATCCCATTGGAGAACCAGTAATAGTATTATTTAAAGCACCTTGAAATAAAGACCATCCACTAGCCTCATTCATAATAGCATTAGAAAATTCTTCTTTACCACCAAGTCCTGTAAATAAAACTACATTCATTTTATCAGAATCAGTAGCACCATACATAACTTCACTAATTACCATTTTAAGTTTCTTTAGTGTAAGAACACCATAAGAATCTCTATTAGGAATTTGATCTTTAACACCAGCACCATAAGGAATAGGAAGTTGAGTATCTGGATCAATATTCATAATATTTCCTTGAGCATCTCTATTATATTTAGATTCCCATAAAGACTCCTCACAATCTTGCTTGAATGTCATCTCATGTTGCCATTCTTCAAATGGTAAATAATAATTCTCTTCTTTACCATTAACAGAGAAATGAAATGTAGTCATTCTATTAGAAACATTACCACCAATTTCATAAGATTTTCTTAAAATACCAATTTGGTTTTTAAGTTTTCCAGGAAATTGTTTATTACTTTCATTACCAGTAGAATAAGATTCAGAAACGTTAGCTCCAGCAGACATTGCCCAAAGAGTTCCTGTTTTTAATTCAGATAATGGTACAGATGTAACATTATTTTGTCTAATAAGGTCAAGTTTATATTTAAAACCAGTAGATACTTTTTCAGGTTGTGATACAATACGTGCCCATACACCATTAGGAGATACAATATTATGTTGATATTTTAACCAACGAGTTTTAAAGATAACATAAACGTCTTGACCACCATATCCTGGTTTATCTGTAGGAGCATAATCATGTCCTGCAACAGCATCAGTACGACGAAGTCTACCAAATACAGGCCAATCATACTCAACATCTTGTATTTCAACAAACTTATTTCCTCCAACTTGTCCTTCAGTAAGATAAAGTAAAGGAAACTTTTTAGATTCATTACCCATTAAATGAGTAATTACTGGATTAAGACTATCAGGATTAGTCATACGAGCTTTAGCAAGAGAAAGATTATTAGTATATCCTTCATCTCCAAAAGATTCATGTTGCACTATTCTAGCATAATTACCATTTTGAAGTGCAAAAGAGCTGTTAGGTGTACCTACCATAATGTTTAAGATTAAATTGATTAGTAATTAAATTAATATTAGTTGATTTTAACCCATTAAATTCTCTAAAGATAAATTAGTACCTTTAGAATTAGCTTTAGTATTACTTGTTTGCGGTACACCGTTACCATTTGTAAGACCTCTAAGAGTATCAAATCGAGAACGTAAATTTTCAACGTGTTGTTGTTGAGCAACTAATGCAGCTAATTTTCCTACATCACCGCCTTTATAGCGTAAGTATGAAACTAATAGATTAAACTCAACAGAATCTTTAGTAGAATTGATATAGTCAGCAGTATTATATTCCTCATCAATAGGATGAGATAAGTAATCAAAGAATTTTTCTCTATCTACAACAGGAATAACAATATTACCAACTTTACCAGATTTTGTAACTATATCTTGAACTTTACCCCAATATATTTCAGCACGTTGTTCCTCTACTTTTTGTGCTTGTGCGACTTGTTGAGAACGTAAGGAATTATTTTCGGATTGTTTAGCATCAAGAAATTTAATAGCATCAGCAGTAGCTTGATTTATTTTATCATCACCACCAGTTTTGATTAAGTCAAGTAACATTTCACTATTTGGACTACCTTGAATTTCAAAAGATTTTCTAACTAGACCTAACTTAGATGTATCATCTAAATCTTTTAGCTTAATAGCCTTATAATCTATATTAGAACTAGAATAATTTTCAGCAGTACCTCCTAACATTAAATGCTCAGCAAATCCTTTAAGTTCGGGATTAGCATCTAAAAAATTAGGAATAAGTGTTTGTCGTTGACTTTTAAGTAATTCAGTAACTATTGTAACAATACCTGTTTCATCATCTGGTAATTCTAAATCAGCAGGTAATGTAAGACCAGTATTTGTTTCAATAGCATTTCGTACGTAATCTACAACAGAGTTTTCTTTTAAAACTTGTTCTTTAGTTTTAATAATTTCTCCCTTATCATTAATTACATTACCTTTATCATCTAAAGGTAAAGTATTATTATCTAAAAATGCTTTAACTTTAGTAGCATTTAAAACTACTTCATTAGCATCATTTAGTAAATTACCTTTATCATCTAATTTAGTTGCTTTAAAACTAGATAATAGAAGGTCTTTATCTAGTTTATCTTCTGCTGATATAGTATCAGAATTAAATAATTTTATAATATCTTCAAAAGTCTCTTGTGCAGGAACAGCAGGAGGGTCTACTACAATAGGTTGTGTAGTAGTAGGAGGATCAACTACTGGAGGTGTAGCAGGATCAACAACTGGAAGAGTTGCTGGAGGTGTAACAGGAGGAGCTTGTCCTGGAATTGGATTATATAATGCTCCTAAACTTACATCTGATTTACTTGGTTCTCCACCTGGAGTACCGCCATCGTTTGTTACCATAGTTTATTTATTAAGTTAATTAAATTATTTATTATTATTTTTAATATGTAAATCTTTTTCTTTTAATGCTAAAGTTTTTTCTTTTAATGCTACTTCTTGATTATCATTATTAATTTTATGATTTGCTAAAGAAACTTCTACATCATTAGCAGGTCGAGGTTGATTATGTCCATCATCTTTTTGTGAACGAATAGTTGCAGATTCAATAGTAGCTTCATAAGATTTATCAATCTCATAGTATCTAACTTCTCTATCTTTCTCTGCAACATTTGCAACAGATTGTTGTACTCTTTCATTAGAATCTTGTTGAGATTTTTGAAGTTGTTCATCATAAGCTCTTTTATTATCTTCTAGTTTTTCTAATATCTTAGTAAGTTTAGTTACGTTATTAGTAGAAAATAAATGACCTAATACAGAAGTATCTCCGCCATTTTGTACAAGATTAGTAGCTTGTGCTCTAATGTTTTTAATAGCTTCAGTCATTATAGAAGCATCTTGTACAAATATATTATAAGAATTTTCTGAATGATAATTAGCAGCATCTATATTCATATTTAAAAAAGCAACACTTGCATCACCTCTAACATATTTAGCTTTTTTACCATTAATATATGCTAATTTAGATATATCTAATAATCCTTGATAATCTTTTTCAATAACTTTATCAAATTGTCTAGTCAATTCATAAGTTATAATTGCACTTTGAATAATAGCTTGTTCTGTTACACCTTTACCTGCATTATCTCCTACATTAGCATAACGTTGTGGGTTCATACCAATTGCTTCCCAATATTCTGATTTAATGTATTTAATAAGTTCAACAGCTCCAGCAATATAATTACCTAAAGACATATCTAGAGTTTTAATCGTTTGTGCAGCAAGTTGTGCATTAGGAGCAGTTTCATCAATCCAAAGAATACCAGTAGCATCAGCATGATACATTTGTTTAGAAGCATCTATACCTTGTTTAGTAGGAATTAATCCATAAGGCATAACAATTAATTTATCTTTATTTTTATTAACAAGTTTTTGTACTTGATAATGTAAAACATTAATAGATTTTTGATAAGGTAAACCTTCTTTAATAATAGATTGAATATCTCCATTTATACTTCTTTCTATTGTACCATTATAAGGAGATTTTTGTAATCCCTCTTGGTCAAGGTCAGCACGATTAGCAGGAAGTGGACCAGCATCAAGATAATAATCAAGAACTTTAAAAGCCTGATATTTCTCTTTTTCCCAAGCCCATTTAATAGATATATCTCCATTACTTTTATCTAAAGTATGATCCTCACCAACTTCCATTTCAGTTTCTCCTATAAGAGGATCATTATATTTAAGTACTCCATATTTTCTCCAAGTATCATAAACAACGTGAAAAACTTCAACACCATTATTAATAGAGTTAATGGTTTTAAAAGAACTGTCACTTGTATATTCAGTTGGTAATATAATAAGTCCTTGTCTACCTGTAAGAGATACATTAGCAAAGTTTTGAACAAGACCAGTAGTAAGTTGTTTTTCTAAATCATCTATAATATCATCAGGTAATCTACCTCTAAAGAAATCAACTACCTTAAACATAGGCATAATTTGTCTACGAACATGATATGTATAATCTTCAACAAATCTACTATGTTTTTCTTGAGGAACAAACATTTCATGAACAGGTACAACTTCAAAATATACATTATCATGATTTACAGTTTTAAATGTAAAAAATCTACCAGTAATTACCCAATCATAATAAAGGTCTAAATATTTACTAGGTAAATCACAAGCAAATACTATATAATCTAAAATCTCTTGTCCAGATATAATTCTAGTTTCTTCAAATGTTTGTTTAAATTTTTCAACATAAGATTCTAAAGGTTCAAGTTCTTTAACTTGTTGTCCTAATTTTACTCCTAATTTATCTAATTCATTTGCAACGTGTTGTGCATAATAGTTTTTAATAACAATATTTAAACCATCTTTATAAGCAAAAGTATCTGAACTATTAACAGTAGTGACATTATATTCATGTACTCGTCTACCAAACTCTCCCATTAGTAAATTAACAATACCTTTAAGTATATTATGATTTTGTAGAGTAGCATTATATTTTAATGGAGTATCTCCATTTTTTGTAGCATTATATGGATTTTGAATTGTTTTATAATCATGTACAAGATTTCCTTCAACAGCTTTATATAAATCAAGTATCTCTTGTGTCTGTTTATTCCAATTACAACTACCTATGTAAAAATCAACAGTTTCTTCAATGTTGTTCTTACCTTTAAGTTCATGTCTAATAAGCTTTTCAGCTCGTGATAATTTTTGAGGGGGAAGTACCATAGTTAATTATATAAATCGTTAAAGTAATTATCATTAACATTATTTGTTCTAGCTTTCTCAGGAACAATACCTTTATTTAAAGTTTCACGTATATCAAACATACCAACAATAGCACAAGATACTCTATCAGTATTACGTTTACCATCATATTTAAGTAATTCTCTTAAATAACCAGCATCATAAATATAATGCAAATTTAGTAATTTATTACCGTTAGTATCAGTTCCACGCTCTTGTATTAAATGATTTTTTAAATATACCACACCGTTGAGTTTTCGGTTGAGGTTTCCCGCTATGGAGATACCCTTTTTACGCCCACCACCGCCCTTTTGTAGGGACTTTTGATATTGGAATTCGGGTTCATCTTTTAATAGCTCTAACAACCCCCTTTTCTTTGCATTACTATATACATCACCTCTATCATTTTCATATAATAATTTAGCATTAAAATATTGTATACCAAGAAACATTTGGTCATCATATTCTTCAGTATCTTCACGTCTACCTACAAACATTGCTACTAATCTTTCCCCTTTAGTAGGAGTAAAATTATTTCCATTTTCATATATCATAGTACAACCAAGAGAATCTTTTACACTATAATATTCTTTTTCTTTAGATATACCATAAGGATCATTCCAACTAGTATATAATCCATCAGGAATATTACCAGTTTCATCTCTAAAAGGCATATCATATAATATCCAACAACCTCGTAAATCATCTGATGGTTTAGAAGGATACATATTTACAGCAGGAGGAATTAAATCTTTTTGAAGATCTTCTGCAGATGTTCTATCTATAAATTTAACTCCTTTTACTCCTTGTATAAATATACCCTCTCTACCTATACCTTGTAATGTAGGGTCTCTAAGAACACGTCTTAATTGCTCATCAACATCTTTAGCAGGAAAAATACTATTAGATGCACGACTAAATGCTTGAGAAGGTTTTCTAGGTTCTTCCATCTCAAGTGCATTAGTTTTCTTAGGATCATGTTTAATCTTAGCAAAATCTAAATCATCAAAAGCAAGAGTCTTAACAATATCACTATTTCCATGAACATCAATAAGTCCAGGTTTATTCATAAAACTAGGATGAAAATAACCACATCCAGTTCCTTGCATATCATCATCCCATATATTTTCAAACATAACAAAATTTCTAGTATAGGCTTCATAAAATAAATCTTCAAATCCTTGCCATTGATTATCATCACCACCACCTGTACCAAATGTAATAAATAATCCAGTAGTATGAATACCATCAGTAAGAGTTTTTAATGTAGCATCAAGAATCTCAGACATATTAGGACATTTCCCTGCTTCCTCAAGTAAAAGTAAATCAGCATCTTTACCACGCATACCTCCAGGATTACCTTTAAGTACAGCTGTATGTATTTGACTATTATACCCATATATCTCAGCTTCACCTTTAAGACGATAACCTACTTGTATATGTTCAAGAGTATTATGAAGTCTACGCTTTTTCCAATCAGTATTCTTATTAATAAAGTCAAGATAATTCATTACTTTAACCATAGTACCATCATCAAATAATGATGCAGCATCATAAGCACCTACAACTGAATTACTACGTCTATATAAATTAGCTTTATTTGCAACAAGCCAACCATTCTTATAAGAGTACCCTTTACGTCTAGCTTTACCCACTACAAGATGTTTACCTATATGTCTACATAATTCAATAGCTTTAAAAAAATAATAATCTCCATCCCAAAAATCAGGAAGATAAAAATCTTTTGCAGAAGTACTTTGATTAACTTTATTTATAGGTTCCCCACTAGCAGAAAGGAGAACACCATTAGATTTTTCAAACCCTTTAGAACGTTTAATTTCTGCAAAGTTAAGATACCCATAATGTTCTCCAGTAATATGTATGTCTTGAAGTTTATATTCTCCATCAACTTTTATAAGTTTTCCTGGCACAGTATAACCATCACGACAACGTCTTTCTTCTTCATCCCAAAAAGCATTATATTCTGCACGATCATATACAGGATGAGCTTTAGTGTATTTTCCTGACTTAATAAACTCTTTGCCTGTAGAAGTAAATTCGTTAGTGTTACAAAATGCAATATCATCTGCACCAAACATAGTCAATCCTAAAGATTCTTCAGTATATGTATCTAATGGCTTCTCAACATAAGGTGTTGTGTATATTCCACTAATAGGACAACGTTTTAGATTATGTATAGAATCTCCTAATGATGCTACTTGTTCAAATGCTTTTGAATTAATACTTCTCATAATTAAACAGAATAAGTTAATTCAGATGCATTAATATAAGTACCAATACCAGAGTATCTCATTAATGTTTTATCAAATTCAGAATTACCAATAAAATAAGACTCTTTAACACTTAACTCAAACTCTAATGCAAGTTGATATATCATTCCAGGATTAGGAAGATATTTAAACTCAGAAGAATTTGTACAATATTCACAAGTAATACTCCCTTTCTTTAATTTTAAATCTTTTTCTAAAGTAGAAGTAATTAAATCTAATTTTCTATTAAATGTTTTTTCATTAACAAGACCTTGTTCTATTTGAACTTGATTTGTAATAATAAATATAAGGTAACTTTTATCTGTAAATTCTCTTATAGCTTCAACAACTTGAAGATTAAGTTTCCAATCTTCACTATGTAAAGCATACTTTTGTCCACTTCTAGTAGATATTAAAGTATTATCTAATGTTATAAATAAGGCTCTTCTCATGATGCTATTAGTATATTTTGTTTATGATGGTGTAACATAATTTCTACTTCTTGTTTAAGATAAGGAACTTTAATAAGTTTAGGTTCTAATCCTAAAGGAAAATGTAATATTTCTAAACCATTATTAAGTAAAATATATCCCCATTGTTCAAGTATATAAGCATATAAAGATAACTGTAAAGCATAAATATGAAATTTAGATGAAGGAAGCATATCTAATGGATACTTAAGTCTATCATCAGTTTCTATCCATTTATCAGATTTAATCCATTTACCACCTACTAATATTTTTTTATAATAACCAGTAGTTTCATGCATAACATCTTTATTAGTTTTCCAATCTAATATAGCAAAATATTTATCTTTAATAAGGGGTACATCAATCATACCTGCAATACTAAAGTCAGAAAGATAAACTCTTTTTTCAGCAAATACAGAAAAACCTCTTTCAATATAGCCACCTAATCTATTATATACAATAGGGTGGGTAGTTTTTAATTCAGTTTTATCTAAGTCGTGAATAGTTTGAATAGTTCTTTTACCAATATTAGGTTTAATATAATTATTAGTACTACCATTATTATCACCTTTACTAATATTAATACTATTTTCTAATAAGTTATGTGTCATATTACCTCTTAGACACGCTTCAAGATTAATACCTTTCCATACAGCAACAACTTCTTCAGCCCAAGCTTTAAATAAACTATCCTTATATAAATCAGATAATTTATTTTTATGTCCAGATACAAGAATAAATCTTTGTTTAGCAGGACTATCAGATTGTTTAACTCTATAACCATGATTTTTAAGAGCAGTGTACATAGACCAATACTCTCCATCAAATGTGTCTGTATATTTACCTATAAGAGTAGTTACCGAAGTATATACATTATTATCTCTATCATAATACTTATGCTGAGCTTCATCAAATAATATATCAATTTCTTGTACAGCCATAATTATAATTTAAAATAAGATTTAACATTTTTTGAGTGTACAGCAGTAATAGCATAACCAGATACTTCTACCCTACCTTGTTGTACTAATATATCAAGCAATTGTATAAAAGACATAAATGTTTTTACAACAGCATTACTATGATATCTAATAGTAGCATAACCTGTTTCAGTATCTTCATCAATACTTAATATTCCTGCATCAGATAGGTTAACTAAAGCAGCTTTTTTTCCTAAACTATTATTAGTTAAAGGATGTATATTTTCTATAGGTAATAGTACTAACATATTTATTATTCCTCTCGATTACCAAGAGTTCCACCTCCTACTGGAATTTTAAGATTACCACCTTCTTCAACAAACTTAGTTGCAAGTTCTTTAACAGTTTTTCCTAATTGCTCAAAAGTTTTAATAATATTATACATTTCTTTCTGTACATTAGTAATTTCTCTCATAAGTGCAGTAGATTCATTAATTAATGTTACAGTAGTAATATCATCACTTCTTGTACCTAAACTTTTAACCTTTTTAAGTACCTTACTTAATAGTACTTTATGTTCTATAATTTCTTCCTGCATTTCAGCAACATCAGTAGTCATAGAATAGTAAGCACGTTCAGCAGTTATGAAAGCTTTACCAGCAGCAGTAAGTTGAAAATCTTCTTTATATTTTTCACAAGCAGCTAACCAAGCAACATCAGGTTTCCATCGTTCATGAATCTTAACATCTTCTTTAGCTTTTTCAAATTTAGTATTATAGTCTAAATTATAATAAGCACTTCTAACATCATGTATAAGATATATCATATACATCTCATTACAAGCTAATCTACTATTAGAACCATCAAGTTCCTTATCCCTTTTAAATAGTATAGCATACTCTTTAATTTTTTTAGCTTCTGGTTTATTTACAACAAAATCACCATTAGCCTCAAGATAAAATAATGTATTAATAAGTCCCATAGATAATTAATTTAATAATTTAAACTTTACTTGTATTTTATTTTTATCATCAGTTGCCATAACAGTTTTTAAATCTGTATGAGGAAAATACCATTTATTAGATTCTTTATGAAACTTATCTTTCTCTTTAGCTTTTGTTACAATATATTCTTTTAACAGTTGTTCTCTATCTTGAGCAGATAATTCTAAAGATTGTTCTTGCTGTTCAAGTTCTCTAGAATATCTAATAGTTTCCATTTTTCTATCATATCTTTTACTATAAACAAATTTACCAAATCTTGACCAATGTACAGTAATACCTTTAACAAATCCAAGTTTAGTAGCTTCCATTTGAGTATTTACAATATTAAAGATTTGCTCAACAGAATATTCTACATCATACTTATCTTTAACTTCTTGTATGACAATATTAATAATTTTTGTTAAGGTATTATCTAATATCATTATGGTACATATAGTTTAGGAGTTTCAACAGATTTTTTAAGTTGCTCAATCTTTTCATCTATTTTAATATCTTCGGCTTTTACAGCTTCTTTTTCTAAAGATTTTAGATGTAAAGCATAACTAATATTTGCTAAAGATATTACACCATTAAACAAAAATTCATTATATGCAGCTTCTTCAAGATGTTCTAAAGATTGAATACCTTGTTTAATAGGATAATAATTAATAAGTAAATCAACTTCTTTACCAGTAGGACTATTAGTCTTATCAATAAGATAAAATCTAAATTTATAATAATTCTTAGTTGCCTTATTATCTACATCAGCAATAACTTGATCTCCTTTAAGCCAAATTACCTTATAAGTAAGTTTATGATTATTAGCATAGGCTTGATTAGTCATAAGTACTAATATTTTATTAATAGTTGTAGTAGTTTGTATAAGAGTTTGATGTCGCATATTATCAGTAGATTTAAGTTGATGTTTTTGTGGATATTTGCCTTTAGGAGTGGTTATTGGTGTAGTCGGTGTACAAATATAGCATAATATTCTGAATTACTATATATATTATATAATAATTTACATAAGTAACACCAAGAGTTTCTCCTAAAGGCAATCATACATTGTATTTACTACATTATATATTATTATATATTTAATTTTAACCTCTACCACACCCACGCATTTATGTAAGAATATACTGATATAATATTAATAAATATACTGATAGGTATATTATATATAATAATGATGTTAGGTACGATAATGGTAGTAGAACTGATATAGCTTTATGTAAACTTATATGCGAGGAGAGTTTTGATGATGGAAATGGTGGATTTGAGTGAGGATTTGAGATTAGGTAATGGAATGATATTAGAGATTTTGGAAATGGAGAGGATTATGGGGATTGAGATTATGAGGGAGATATTGGAGATTATGAAGATTGTGGATTAGATGATGATGATGAAGAAGATGGTGATTATTGGTAAGGGAAATAGATGAGAGGGAATTGATAAGGATGTTGAGGTATAGGGTACTTTATATATGAAGTACGCACACATGAACCCACCCTACATGAACCCCCACCAAGTTTTGCGGGATTGAAACTTCCCCCTATGTTTATACCATATAATAGTCAAGAGCATAATGCTCATATTGATAAATATAGTTTTAAAGTTAACATTAGTCATAGACTTCAACTTCATTTTAGTCATTGACCACATTATAATTAACGTGTAGCTGTATCACGACCTATACAGTATGAACTTTGTATTATTAAATTAAATGTATTTCATTATGAAAACAACATTGCAAATCGTAGGTGTTAGAACAATTTTTAACATCGACAAACCAATTGTAGTATTTGATGTGGCAGGACACGACAGTATTGTACGTAATCCTAGACAAGCAATTACTGATTTACAGAATTCTGGTAGAGCATTAGACATCGATGCTAAAGAGTTTAGTAGAGGAGTTGAGGGTGTATCGCAAGGTACTAAAGAGAAATTCATTAAAGCTTTAATGTATTGTAATGGTAAAACTCTTGTTGGAGATATCAAAGCAGTTAAAGCTGGAGATGAATATATTGTTACAGGTAATCATCCTGCACTTGTTGACCCTTCTCACGAGGCTTTTGGTAAAGTTAAAGAGGGTGGTTCTCTTAAAGCAACTAAAGACGGTGTTTGGGTTGAGGGCTTCTTAACTATTCCATTAACACAAAATGATGAACTTATGGATAACGTTGCAAGTAAAATTGCTAACGCATTTGCATCAGCATTTGGTGTTTCATTAGGAGCACCTGTTGCACAAGTTCGTGAAGTCCCTCTTGATGAAGATCCTAAAGCTCTTCCAACACCTGAGGCTTCTGAGGCATTTGCACCTGCAACTGCAACAAGTAAAAAGTAATTGATTAAGTTAGTAGACATATTGCACCTGCATAACGTAGGTGCATATGTTACTACTATTGGCAGTACAGCCACCACTTAAGACCGTTGTCTTAATAGACTCACATTTAAAACTAATAACAAATCACTTAATAATAACAACCATGAAATTAACAAACTTTATAGTATTTATGATACTAATTACAATAGTAAACTCACTATTAATCATATTATGCATATATGATATATCTGAAACACTTACAATTGATGTAACCACCATTGAGTTATATAAACTCAAAGCTGCTACAATATATTCTAATGTAGCTCAACTTATATTCTTTATATTCTTACTTTATATTAATATAGATATAATCTATAAGAAATATAAAGCCGATAAGGAAGAAAAATCTGTAGAAGAAACTTTAAAGATGATTAGAGAAGTTATGAATAAACTTAAAGTTAAGACTAGAGAAGTTACAATGGATGATGTTAAAGATGATACATCTGTAAAAGATTGGGCTGAGTCGTTTATTAAGCCTACTGGTGTTAAATCTGAAGAAGAATTAAAGGATAAATACCCTTTAGCATTTGAACCTATTGGTAAATCAACTGATGTTGATAAGGTTACGGATTGTGATGCCGTAGATAATACTGGTGGTAAGATTGTTACATCTGAAGAACGACGTAAGAGAGTAAAGAAAGTACAGATTAATAATGAAATTGAGGGACTTATTGATAAAAAGTAAGATGATAATGGAGTTGATGGGACTGGAGTTATGACTGACTGTAATCTAGGGAGATGCAGAGGTGTAAACTGACAGAAGCAGGGTTGGATTAAGTATGATTAACATGAACCTACTCATGCTATATTATCTATACATCTTCCTCCTCCTACCTACCCATCAATCTCCTAATCATCCTTATCCTAATCCTCCTCATCTTTAATATCCTAATCATTCTAATCCTCCTAATCCTAATCATACCTATAATCCTTCCCTTAATCAATCAACACTCTTTCCATATCCAAATCATTTCCAACAGCTTACAATATTAACTTCGTTACACAACGTGTTATTACTGTACCTCAACCAATAACTTAACTCAATCATACTATGCAATTATCCGCATCACACCAAGTAAATCCAAATCCATTTGGTCAACCTATACCTAATAATCAATATTTTGGTATATCATCTGATAGACTTGTACTTCTTAATCCAGATAAAACATTAAAAACTGAACTTATATTTGGATTAAATTCTCATATGCTAGTTCTTATGGTTGATGATGCTATATCTGCACAAGATATGCAAGAAGTTATTAAACAATGTTATAATGCTAGAGAAACTGGTAAAATAATAGAATTAAAGTTTAATAAACATACTATCATATTCGGTTAACTCATTGAACCATTCATATTAACTCATTGGCTTATATCGCTTGACATTAAAATAAAGCAATATATACCAAATAAACAACTAAAACTAATTATGGACAAACTAAAAATGCCCTTAGCATATAAACTATTAATCATATTCTTAATAATGGTTATGATTTTCTTATTCATTGATGCAACAAAATCTTAAATAACTAATCATGCAAATAATTGAAGATAAAACAACAAAAATTAATTATTCCCTTTTAGTAATCAAATCTAATATACCTATATTACATATTACTAAAGGGATTAGTGCAGGAAAAGAAGTAGATTGTGGTATATACCGTGATAGAAATTTTGATAGTGACTGGGATGCAATACATTCTATTAATCTAGAATTAACTCCTCCTACTAGAATTCTTATTACTCCTGCATTAAGACAACAGTTATTAGAAGATTTAGCATTTACTTATGGTAAAGATACTAATAGATTTTCTGATAAACTTAAAGAATTTGGCTTTGTAACAACTCAATAATTAATCCTATGTATAACACATCATATAACTTTAGCACTTTAGCTGTCATTAATATACTTAATGATAATCAGTTTAAAATTACTAATAATCTAGAACAAACTAATGAATTAGTTATGATAGATTTAGTAACAACTATTACACACTCTATTACTAAACAAGAAATAGAAGAGCTACTTGTAAACAATAACATCTACAACAAATACCTTGCTATTACTAAACAATCTTTAGATACATCATCTAATAACCCTTTTATAATTAATACATTTAGAGAGGAAGTTGAAATAGGTAATGTTATTGTAGCTAAGTATAGATATTGGAAAGGTATAAGAGAACTTACACATGAGTTTCCTAGAGCATTACAAATCTTTAATGATATGGAAAAATTACGAGATACTCAACTAGAAACAACTTAAATTTTAAATTATGATGCAATTCATACTAAATTCCTTAGATAGTATTATACTATTTATTGCTTTATTACTTACAGGAGGTACATTTAAATATGCGCTTAATGAACATTATGGATTTCTAGGATTTTTAGAAGCAGAAAATCATAAACAACAAATTTTTATTATTAATCAGGATAGAGATTCCGGAATAAATGATGAAGGAGATTATGATGAAACTAAGGATAAAACTATTAGTTTAGCTAATCAATTTGATAACGATGGGAATATACCATTTTATCAACAAGATTGGTTCATCAAATTATATCATATAATCTTATGCTTAACATGGTCTTATTTCTATTATTTAACACATTAACTTAAATTAACAAACAATGTCAAATCGTAAATTACAAAAAAAACGTACAACTGATTATCAAAGATATACTATTAATGGTTACATCTTAAACAAAAATGGTGCTATTAAAAATCCTAATCGTGGTGGACAAAAACCCCCTGTAACTACTAATTTAACATTAGGAGATATAGAAAGAACAATTACTCTAGTAGGTAAACATCGTGGCGTTAGAAAACTATATCGTTATAGATTTAGTGTAAATGCTGTTAATCACAGAGGACAAAGACAAAATGGATTTAATATTGCTAAAATTATAGCAGATACAAGACACTAAATATGACAACAAATAAAAAATCCAGTAAAGAAGTTACTAAACCTATTGAACGTAAAGAAATTAAAGTACAAAGATATGTTATCAAAGTAACAAGCTATGATGATAAAACTAGTACAATACAACGTATTAATGAAGGTTTTAATCCTATAGAATTATTAGGTTTATGTACCTTTAGTTCAAATGAAATTATACAACAAATTAAAGGAAATATTACTCCTGATGTTGTAATAAGACAAGTAGTTCAAGATGAACTAAAAGATTAAGCATTTCCAGCTGTTTCAAAGGCAGCAACTTATATGCGTACTCCTGGTCAAGTACTTATTGCTGATTGAACCTTTAATCGTAAGATTATAAAGATGAGATATAAGTAGATTTGATGACACTAATGTAAGCACAGAGGACTAACTCTGAAAGCTATTAGTGTAAAAACCATAGAAATAAATAAACAAATTAATAATCTTAAAAACAAATGTTATGGAACAGTTTAAAAGAATAAAAGTGGTAATGTTACCAACAGACAATAAAACAAAAATTGCTTTATGTAATAAAAGTTTTCATTTTGGTAGAGCTAAAAATTCAGATTCTGAAAAATATGATGAAAATATATTATATTTTTTAGAATTTATTTGTAGTGGTAATTTCAATTATTATTATTTATATATTATTTCAGACGATGAAATAAAAGAAGTTAATTTTTATGCTTGGTATATGAATATACATAAAAATAATGTATTTAGTAAAGGAGAGGATATTGTAAATATTGCTAATTGGAAAAAAATCATAGCTACAACAGATACTTCATTAGTATTAAATCCTACACATTATTCTGATAGTACTAAAAGAGCTTTTCATACTATTGAATATTTACCTCAACCATCACAACAATTCATTGAAAAATATATTGAATCTTATAATAAAGGTGAAGTTATTACTGATGTATTAGTTGAATATGAAAATCTTATAGAAGGACAGTGTACTTGTATATGTCATAAGCCAGGAGTTACTGCTTTACATTTTTTACCTTGTTGTTACCCTACATATAAAGAAATATTAAAAGTAAATCCTAAAGACAACACTATTACAATTAAGAAATTAAAAAATAGTTTTACTAGAGAAGAAATACTATCTTTTGGATTAAAATGTGGTATTGCTGGTACATTATCTGAAAGAAATAATAAAGATTTTAATGAACTATATTTAGAACTTATAAACAAATACTTATAACTAATTAATATTAATCATAATGACAAACCCAACCAAACAACGTAGAAGAATTTCTAAAGGAAGATTAGTAGCATCTACTAACCCACAAAAACAAGAACTTATTAACCGAACAGTTGATAATCTTACAACTGCATATAAACAATATGGAATACTATCTTCTCTATTGTTAACATTCATGCAAATTCATACGCTAAATCATTAGCAAAATCTAGGTTAAACCTTGAAACCTACTATATGATGATATAGAAAAGAAAGATATAGTGAAGTTGTGCTTTAGTTTAACATTAAGTTACATACTAAAATTGGGAGTACATATAAACTTATCTACACAACAGCTGATATGGTATTAGAAGCTGAACATAGAGATACTCATTGAGATACTTGTTGGCGTGTAAGGAGTTACCAGCTTGACCATTATAGACCACGTTGTATATAATGGTGCTAAAAGAACTTATAATGCTATTAGTATTGATTATACTAGAGCATTTAACATACAATTTGTGATTGATTGTTGTTAGTTGTTTGGTTATAGTTGCATACGGTTAAATGTATAGTCATACGCCTTTGTGTGAGCCTATGCGTTAACCGTATTGCAATTATTTTTAAAAGTTATATTCTGATATTACTATATAAATTATTATGTAATAGAGGGCTTTATAATAAGCCAAAATTAATATATCAAATCACTAGGAAAATCAATCCGAATGGCTTACTATTATTATATAGAAGCAACCTTTGTTAACCCCTATAAACACTCACTTTTTTCTTAAATCAGTACTATGTTTTATGGTACTCGTGTACCACGTTTTATAGTACTAGAGCGACTATTTGCCTATAAAAGAAATGTTGAAGAAATTATTTAACTTATTATTAATCTTAAATCATATTCAAATGTTAAACTTAAAACACATCGTTCTTATAGAGAACAAAATCCTAATTGATGCACATCCTGTTGAGGTAAAAGAAACTACTGCTGGTGGTATTCAACGTGCTACTGCTGAAATAGAAGAAGAAAAACGTAATCAAGTAATGAGAACTGGTGTAATTATTGCACAAGGTAAATTAGATAATGTTGTTAAAGAAAGACTCTCTACTATTCTCTCTAAAGGCAAAGATACTGATATTGACCCAAATACACTACAAGCTGAAGTATCTCTTATAGGTAAAACTGTTATATTTGCTGCTCATGGTGTAGATAAATTTGACTTACCAATTGAAGGTACTAATGTAGTACTTCTTACTAATGCAGATTATATATTAGCTGAATTACTTCCTGATAATACCCAAGTAAATGTAAATGTCTAAAGTTAATACTATTATTATAGGGTATTTATTACATGAAGGTATTCAATGTAAATCTAGTAATAGATTTATAGATAATGATGTTATTGTAGGTAAGGTTAATAAAGCTAAAGATGTAATAGCAAATTCTAAAATATTATCAGGAGTTGTTACTAAAATAGATACTAAAACTTATGAATTAATTTCATCTGATAATCAAAAAATAACTGATTTAAAATTATCTGGTACACTTAATGAAATAAATTGTAGTAAGCAAGTAAAGTTATTAATACAAGATAAAACTATTCATTATTATGTGCAGTTTTAAAACTGAAGTTTTTAATTTTACTACTATAAGACTTATTAAATCTAATGAAGATATACTGAATAATCATAATAAAGGTTATTTAAATAATACTAATATAGGTTTTTGGTCTATACTTGGTTATAATACTTTTACTAATCAAATTATGATGTGTAAACCTAAATATAATCACGAAGAAACAGAAAGAGAAGTAGTATTTGTAGATAATACTGCACTTAATGATACTACTCAAACTCTTTTAGTATTTTATTTAAACAATAATTAATAATCTAAACCAAACAATGAATGAAGAACAGCAATCACTTAATATCTATATAGATCATTTAGGCAAAGAACATTTTATTAAAGATATGTCTAAAGGTTATCTTAAAAATCAGATAGAATTTATTACTAGAACTTCTATTAATTTTGAATATCTTGATATATTAACAGAACAATTAAGAATAAAATCAAGAAAAATATTTAAACTCCTTAAAGATGAATAATGGAACTAAAGTTTATGTAATATCTAATCTAGAATTATATGGACATAATATTACACAATCTGCTACAATTGCTGTAGGAAATGTTGTAAGTAATGACAATAGAGAAATAGCTGTACAATTTGAAACTTTTCAAGAAGATAAACTCATTATAAAAGCTTATCCAAAAGATGAAGTATTTGATAATGTTGAAAAAGCTATTGCTTATTTGAAAGAGCAGTTAAATCCACCTAAACTAATTTCTAAAGATAATTAATTATGACAGGTCAATTTAAAATTATAGAATCTAAGACAGCAACAGAATCTGAACAAGCTCTTAATGAACATTTAAAAACTCATTTTGTTAAAGTTCTTTCAACAGCTGTAAATACTAAAGGTATATTTCAAACTGTATATCTAACCGAAAGAAAAGAGAAACCATGAAACAACTGATATTAATATTCGATACAGAAACTTCTGATAAAGCTAAACATTTTAAAAATGCTGAAGAAGATTTAAATAATTACCCACATTTAATGCAATTAGGTGCAGAATTATTTGAAATTGATACAGATGATTTTAATGCTAGACCTAAATTTATTTATTCTCTTAATGCTTTAGTTAAACCAACTAGAAATAATCTTCCTATTCAATTAGCTGAGGAAGCTTTTAAAGTTCATGGTATATCATTACAAGATTGTTTAGATAATGGTGATGAAATGTTTACTGTTGCTATGATATTTCAAGGACTTTTATCTATTAGTCATGTTATTGTTTGTCATAATTATCAATTTGATAGAAATGTTATGGTATCTGAACTTCTTAGATTAGGGATTAAACCTAATATTAAAATAGGAACAAAATCATTATGTACTATGAAATATACTACTGATTTACTTAAGCTTCCTAATCCTAAATTTGGTGGAGCATTTAAGTGGCCTAGACTTGATGAATTATTTAGACATTGTACAGGTAAAGAACTTACTGAAGAATATAAAGCTCATGATGCTTTAGGTGATGTTGGTGCTACCAGAGATTGTTTTTTACATTTAATAAGAACAGATGATAAATTACAAATGTGGTTGAAAAACGAAATAAACAGTATCTATTAAATTCTAGTCCTTTCTTTGATAAAAAAGAATTAGGTTATAAGACAAAATTAATACCATTAGAATATAATGAAAAAGAAGATTATTATATTACAAAAAAGATTATTATTAAGTCAGAAGAATTTATTAAGCAAGTTGTAGAACGTAAAACTAATATTACTGCTTATTATAATTTATCTAACTTAGCAAAATCTTTACTCTATTATATTACTCAAGATAGACTTGAATATAATAATCTTACTTTTCATTTAGACCTTAAAGTCTTTGCTGTTTTAATTAATTATAAAAAACATAAAGCTTTATATGCTACTATTAATGAACTTATTGAACATAAATATATAGCAAGAACTGATACCGATAAATTATATTGGATAAACCATACTAAATTCTATAAAGGTAACTATTTAATAATAAAAACCATAGAGAGTAAATGATATTAACTGATGAACAAAATATTGCTAAAGATAAACTTATTGAGTTTATAAATAGTAAACCTACAGAAAAAGAAGATTATATTTATACTCTTTCAGGCTTTGCTGGTACAGGTAAAACTACAATAATGAATACTATTATACAAGAAGTAAAGTATAATGTAAAATTAGCTGTATCTGCTCCTACACATAAAGCCAAAGAAGTTATAAGTAAAATGACTGGACAAAATGGAGAAACTTTACAGGCACTACTAGGATTAAAACCTAATATTGCTTTAGAAGATTTTAATCCAAATAAACCTATATTTGAAGTTCAAGGAGAACAAAGAATAGGTGCTTATAAATTAGTTATTATAGATGAAGCATCTATGATAAATAAAAAACTTGCAGAATTGTTAGAAGATACTGCATTTAATCATAAAACTAAAATTATTTATACTGGTGATGAATATCAATTACCACCTGTAGGAGAAGTATTAAGTACTACATTTAAACATAAAAATATTGTACATCTTACAGAAATTGTAAGGCAATCTAATTCTAATCCAAATCAAAAACTTATTGAACTTGCTAGAAATGATGTTAGAGATAAAACAGATACTTGTTTAGAATACCTTAAAACCATTAATACTGATTTAAATGGTAATGAAGGATTTAAACTTTTAGATAAAGACACATATTATAATAGTTTATTAGAAAAATATTATGATAGTGAATACCAACAAAATCCTGATATTATTAAAACCCTTGCATGGACAAATATAGCTGTAACATCTATTAACAAATATATTAGAAAAAATGTTATTAAATCAGAAGAAGCTATTGCAGTAGGAGAAATACTTATGGGGTATAAATCTATTGGAAAAGATATAGATGCCCCACCATTTTATGTACCTATTGTTAAAAATTCTGTTGATTATATTGTAACAAAATGTGATTTACTTGAAAAACGTATAATGCATAATACTTATAAAGGTTATGTAGTAGAAGTTAAAGATGGTAAAACACCTATGTTTATATTACATCAAGATAGTTATGAAGATTTTAGAATTGAAATGCATGCTCGTCATACTAAAGCTAAACAATTCAGACAATGGAAACAATATTATGATTTTAAGAATCAAATTATTTTACTTGAAACTATTGTATTTGGTTCAGCAATTGACCAAAAATGTGATAAAGATATTGATTATGGTTATGCTATTACAGTTCATAAATGTCAAGGTAGTACATATAAAAATGTAGGTATTACATTAACTGATATATTAAAAAATAAAACACCTCAAGAACGTAGACAACTTATATATGTTGCTATATCTAGAACAAGTGAACTTAATTTATTATATATGTAATGAGTACTTATAACCCAAATCATCTAGTAATAGCTTTAGCTCAAAATAAAGAAACTTTTATTGAATGTAGAAAATTTATAGAAACCATTTTTGAAGGAGATAAATTTAAAGTTATTCAATTAGAACAAACTAGAATAGAAATAGGAGTACCTTATTACATTAAATTTTTAGAATATAAAGGAATTAATATACTTGAAGCCTTAAATCATTTTCATTATGAAATTCCTGATGCTGATTTTAATACTTT